AGGAATAATATATATTATAAAACAACTTAAAGGAATAATATATATTATAAAACAACTTAAAGGAATAATATATATTATAAAACAACTTAAAGGAATAATATATATTATAAAACAACTTAAAGGAATAATATATATTATAAAACAACTTAAAGGAATATTATATATTATAAAACAACTTCTTCGTAGTGAAAGACTTAATAATATATATTATAAAACAACTTAAAGAAGTGAAAGAAGTGAAAGAAAGTGAAAGAAGTGAAAGAAAGTGAAAGAAGTGAAAGAAAGTGAAAGAAGTGAAAGAAATGAGATAACCGTTATTTTTCAGTGATAGGAATAACACAGTCTCTAACGACATTTTTCACAATTTTCTCATAATTTCTATACGTTTCTTCTTTAGTGGAGCCGGGCATGGATTCAAAAACGATTTTCATATATTTATCGTTTACTTTAGAATCAGGATCTGTATACGCCCTATTTGTTTTTTGCCATTCGCTGATTTGTTTGATATTTTTATTAGCGACATCCTTGATAGCCTTCGTTAAAATGGTTTTATCATCATTATCTTTAATCCATTCATTTTCATCATTTTTGATATAAAGGGTTTCTCTCTTGGCATCGCTGCAATGCAGAGGTCTTTTATATAAATCTAATTCTTTAAGTCCATTAATAAATATTTTACTAATACCTTTGGCAAAGCCAAGACGCCCGGTTTCCTCCAAATCATCATTGTCTATTTGCAGCTGGCCAACAAAATCAGAAATACTTAATGCATCTTTACATTTTTCATCCAAGAAAAAGTTAATATTAAATTTATTTGTATTATTATTATTGCTATTTATATTTGTATTACTGGTGCCACTATTAGTGCAAATTTTAGAAGCCATTTCATGCAATTGTTTATTTTGATCCAATACCAGTTCTTTAAATTCATTATTCTGTTTAACTAATTCTACAACCAAATTTGTTAATAATTTAAATTCATTGCTGCCTTTAATAAAATTATCGGTTTCTAATACTACTGTTCCGTTATCCATTTCCCCTGTAATAAGACAATGTTTACTGTGATACCATAGTCCGACACGTGACTTATATTCCTTTTTACACGTGCCGCAAATAAAATCAGGTTCAGTTGCCACTGCATTTATGAGTTGATCATCATTAATTTCCTTATTTTCCTTTTTTTCAGTTATTTCCTTGTTAAGGATGTTAAAAGAATTTGCAACTTTGTGTTTTGCAGTTAAAATATGTTTGTCGTAACTGCTTTTTCTGCTTGTAACATAGTCACAAGGTTCGCAACAATAATTCGGTGCAACTTTTTTGCAACTTTTTGTTAACAACATTGTTAATATTATTAGTTATATTTCTCTAAATACTTTTAACGCAATAATTTTTTAAAAAGTTATCGTAACACTTTTTTTCACTGCAAAAATAAAATTTAGAGCATTATGGTAACAAATGCAAAAAAAAACAGCTTTTTCCGAAACTATTTTCCGTTTTTCAAAAATGGACATGAAAAGTATGTCCAATTTCGAAAACCAATTTACTTTTTGAAACTAGACTTTCTTACTGAAAAAAAATGTAAAATAATGATAGAAAAAACCCAGATCTAATATGGTCACGCTTTTGCATAAACCGAAAATCACTCAAAAACACCGTGTGGCCGACTATTGCCACTCCTGTTTTCGCTATATTTTCATATTTTAATTATAACGAGACCATAATATGCAGCGACACAGAAATAATAATGCATAATTAGAGACGACGTCGTCTGGCGAGATAGGACGCCGAAGTGGTACCGACCATACCATACGCAGTATGGGGTTTATATATAAAAGTCCCCTTACTTGACGTGTAACATAGAGTATTGGAACAATTGTTAAATGATTTGTTGTAGGGTAATACAGTTGTATCAAACATGGTTCGGTAATAAGACGAACGATTTAAAGAGCCTTGCGGATATGCAGTAACATTACTCGTATCAGACGAAGACATTATAATATTATTGGATATAATATTAGTATTACATTTATTACTGAAAAGTAAATGTAATATGATTTCCTTAATATTCAATCTATTTTTTATTATTTACGCTACTTTTTTACCGCAAGAGCTGCAACCGGGTTTTACATTATGAACACGACCAATCATGGATGAGTTTAGTGCACCTGCTCTAAATTGGGTAAGAGTTGGTTTAGCAGCAGCGGCCATCGCAGCAGCTTGTTGCACATTCGGATTTGTTAAATTCATTCTGATACGAAACATATAATTATTACAAATATTTTAATTTTACATTTTCTTAATAGATTTTCTTAAATATTTAAGTACCTGTATTGAAAAAACTGGTTCGGTTATTTCCAAGATAACTTGCATTAACATAATTAACATTATATAAACTACTCAGCGTTGACGATGCTGTTGCAGTGCCATCTGTAGCACAATTTGCCGTTCTTTGTGTTCCTGGTGCCGACTCAATATCATAATAGTGATAAATAACATCATTAATTTGATCTTGTATGTCGCTACCCTTAATAAACTTTTTATCTATTGTTTCATGGTTTTGTATTACTGGACAATTGCAGTCATTAATAATGGATGTTTTCATTATTTTGCCACCGTAAATAGGGTATGCCCGATTAAATGGTATAACCGGGACACCAAAATTGGGCGGAATAACTCCTCTTCTAAGAGGTGCTTTGCCTTTCAACCTATTTAAATATCTTTCGTACGAGTTATGTTTAATATCAACCCCACTCCCACCAGGCGATAATGCACCGGGACCGGTTTTCCGCCAGATCCTGCTGGAATTAGAACCAGACCTAAATTGCTGAACATGTGGTTCTTTTCGGTCACTCATCTGATTCCAATTGACGCCGGGACTGACAATGTATTTATTTCCTGAAATATCAACTGCACTATACACATCTTTGGGTTTCTGATATACATTTAATGCACCTAAATTCATCGTATATAACGAAGATTTAACTCGGACAGTATTTTGAATAATTTTTTGACGGTAATATTGTGTTGCCGGGTCATTAGAAGCCATATTACTGTATCCACCGGTGTATCTGCATGCAGGTTTATCTATGATATTGTTATTACATGAATTACCTAATGTCGCCATTTATATTATATATAAACTTTATTATATTTTATATAAAATTGAATTTTTTGCGAATTAATACGTATTGGCAACAGTAATAATAGATGAATAATCAAGAAACAATTCAAATATACAAATATAGATGTTTAATTTGTAAAAAGGAATACACAAGAAAGACATCACTTGATAAACACAAGTTGCTATGCGATTTCAAATCAAAACCCAAATCAGAACTGATTACTGAAGATGAAGAAATAGGAGACAAGCCGAGTTACGACCAGTTAGTTAAAATTGTGCAGGAGTTATCAACAAAATATAATAAAATGGAGACCAAATTGGATGAGCTGCAACAGTGGATAGCAAGAAGAAAAAAGAAACAGGATGTTATAAGTTGGTTGAATGCAAATGTGAACGCAACAGTTGGATTCTTAGAGTGGGTTACCATGTTAATAGAAGTAAATGCAACACATTTTGACTATTTGATGGAAAACAATGTATTTCAAACATATCATTGTGTATTTGATTATAATTTAAGTGACACAGATATAGTGTATCCGATAAGCTGTTTTAAAGATAAACCAAATACATTTTATATTTGTGAAAAGGGGGAACAAAATGATTCAGTTTGGAGACAAATGGAGCCGACTGAATTCATGCAGCTGATTAAAAGGGTACATAAATTGCTGATATGTGAATTGACAAAATGGAAACAGGATAATCGTAAACGTATTGAAGATAACGACAAATTATCCGAAATATTTAATAAGGCAGTTATCAAATTGATGGGACTTACTTTTGTAGTGCCGGATGGGGTAGGAAATGTAAATAAAATCAGAAATTTATTGTATAATTTGCCGCAATTGAGCCGAAACATTTATTGATAAATATCGTTTATACCTTTTATTATAACATCAATATAATATAATATGAATACAACACAAAAACGATTCTTATTATTTTTATTTGGATGTATAGGAACAAGAAGTCTATTTGTATACTTAGCAAAAACTGTCAATAAAACTTATTTGCAATATATGGGTTATTTATCTATTTTGCCCGCTATTGGTTTTTTTTATTTGTTTTTGACTGGTTCAAGACAAACCGGTGCAGAAGTATTTGGTGATAAAATATGGTGGGATAATTTAAGACCTGTTCATGGACTACTATACTTGTTATTTGCATATAATGCAATAAATGGTAATACTTTTGCTTGGATATATCTATTAGTTGATGTTATTATTGGTTTAGTTAGTTTCTTAAGTTTTCATTATTATAATAATGATTTTACAAAACTATACATGTAAAAGCAATAACTAAATAAAAAGAGAAAGTAAAAGTATAATAATTGAAAAATAAAAATTATTATAATTTAGTATATAGGAATATGAGTATACGTGGAATTATTTTTGATGGAATACATTATTTAATCGGAATGATAATAGTTGTTATATTGGTATACAGCGTAATTCAGTTACATAATCATTTTAGTAAAGACAATGTGTCTATTCCAGTTTCCAAGTCATCAAGTATGACTGGTTCAACCGGGTCAACAGCAACATCAGGGTCGTCTGTGGTTGCATCCAATAATTTTTTACATAGATAATTATATCTATTATGACATTTATTAGGTGCAAACACTTGAATAAATATACGTCTAATATGTTCTTTCCAATGAGTCATAACTAATTTCCAAGTGATAAACAATTTTTCATTTAAAACAGTGATACCACAAGCTCGTTTCATGTGAGTTTTTCCCTTGAATAACATTTTATCAAATGTTTCAATCACGTTACTGTCAATGTCCATAATTTGCTGGCGACTGAGCCAATAGTCGCTACGATAAATGTATCTATTATAGTCATCATTATCATATATTTTGTGTCTTTTGTCTAATACCAGTGAATTTTTGACAAGACTGATGCCCTCAATCATATTGGTTTCATTGTTCATTTCAATAATAAAGAGAAATGAACCGATATTAATTTTAGAGTGCATCCTAATCATGGTGCCGTATATAGCATTAATTTTGTGGGACTGCCTGTAAGCCATATTTTCAGCAAAGGTTGTATTGTTAAAACGTGTGGAAGCCAGATGAAACATAATTTGTATTATTATTGTTTATATTTGTTGTTTGTATTTTGTTATTAAGAGACAAATATAAATAATAAATTCAATTTTAAATAATATAAAGATATTAATATGATTTTATATTTATATGAAGTGTTGTATTTGCGGCCCAGTTAGAAATTGTGCACCCTTTTTAGATAAAGTTTTTGAAAATATTGAAAAAATTGGCTCATTATTTGATGACTACCAAATAGTAATATATTATGATAAATCCGACGACGATACTTTAGAAAAATTAAAAGCATATCAACTTAAAAATCCCAAAATGTTATTTTATGTTAATCCAAAATTTATATCTCCTTATAGGACACACCGAATAGCGCATGCACGAAATTTTTGTTTAAATTATGTAAAGGAAAAAGCAAATGATTTTCCATTTTTTATAATGATGGATTTTGATGATGTGAACTGCAAAGAAGTAAAACCAGAAATTTTACAAAAATATTTAGCAAGGGATGATTGGGATGGATTATCATTTAATACAAGTCCACTGTATTATGATATATGGGGGTTATCTATTTATCCTTATTGTTTTAGCTATATTCACTTTGAAAATACAAATATACATAATTATTATACAATACAAAAATTTATTACGAAAAAATTAGACAACCTAAAACCGGAAGAATTGCTACAATGTATTTCATCATTTAATGGGTTTTCTATTTATAGGACAAACAAGTTTTTAAATACATATTACGATGGACGTATACGAGTTGATTTGATACCATCACATTATCTAAAAGCGCATGCAATTGCAGCAAATTCGCAAATGATATTTCCTGATTATGGACATGTAAAAGCGGATGAAGAAGATTGTGAGCATAGAGCATTTCATGTACAGGCTATAAATAATGATAATGCAAAGATACGTATAACAAATGATGTATTGTTTGTTAATAAAATATAATACACCTTTATAATTTATTTAGATAAATAAAAAATTTGCTGTGGACTAATCATAATTCTTGCATTATTTTTTAAAATTGCTTGAAAATGAAAATGACGATGTTCACAATCTTCATTTTGTTGTACGTTTGGGTTAATTGGTCCAGCAACTTTTATATTTTCAAGTAATAATTGTTTTGGTATGTAGTCAATTCTAAATCTGCCATCATAACAACAATTTATAAATTTGTCAGTTCTATATATAGAAAATCCATTAAAAGCTGACCAACATTGAATTAAATCATTTTTATCTGTATTTTTAATACGTTCAATAATATAATTTAATCCTAAAAGTTGATTGTAAAAATGATGACAACTAAAAATATATGGTCTAATTGATAGTGCCCAAAAGTCATAATATCCGCCAGTTGGATGGACAAATGATAATGCATCCCAATCAGTCCTGTTTAAACTTGATATTAAAACTTCTTCATTTATATCTAACGCACATCTATCATCACAATCCATCATTATAAAATATTGAAAAGAACGGTATTTTTGTTGTATACGATTAATTATAAAATTTCTACCTTTTGCAATATTATGAGTTCTAAACGGTGACATTGATTGACAATTTACATAAAATTCTAATTTGTTATTTTTGACTTGATATTCCTTTAATTTTGCTAAGGTATCGTCGTCTGATTTATCGTAATATAATATTATTACATAATTATCAAAGTAAGAACCAATTTTTTCAATAGTTTCAAAAACTTTATTAATATAAGGACCAATATTTTTTATAGTTCCACAAATACAACAAGAATTCATTTATATAACTATATTATATATATATATATGAAAATATTTGTAATACACTATGATAAACTTGTGCATAGAAAAAAACACATTTTAAAAGAATTAAATAAATATGATTTAGAATGTGAATTTGTTTCAAATTATGGAAAAGATATGTTAACTGACTATCAAAAAAGAAAATTTAGAAATTTAAATGATTCAGAAATTTCTTTATCAATGCATCATTTTGAATGTTACAAAAGAATTTCAGAAAAATATGATTATGCTGTAATATTTGAAGATGATGTAATATTATCAGAAAATTTTAAAAATATTATTGAAAAATATATTAATGATTTACCAACAGATTGGGATATGTTATTTTTTGGTGAAGGCCATGGTGTTAATATTCCAAATTATAGATTAGTTCCTGAGCAAAATATTTATAAAAAAAGCACTGAATTAAATAATCCATTTCCAGGAGGTATAAATGGTTCAACAAGATGTGCTGACTCATATGTAATTTCAAGTAAATGTTGTAAAAAAATATTAGAAAAAATTAATTCACCAAATTATATTATTTTTATGCCATTAGATCATTTGTTAAATTACATAAATTATTATAATAATTTTAATATTTTTTGGGCTGAACCAACAATTACTAAGCAAGCCACTGCTAATGGAATTTTTAAAAGCTCTGTAAGATAAATTACATATTAACATATTAACTAATATTATTAAATAATAATATAGTACTGTATAATGGTAAAAATAGCCTTTTGGGATAATTGTTTAAATGAAAGAGGGACAACATTAGCTATTTATGATTACGCTTATTACAATAAAAAAATTTTAGGTAATGAATCTATTATTATGTATAACACAACAAGACCTGATAATAATAATGATGTAATTAGTAAATTTAAAATGGAGTTTGATGTATTTGGTGTTAATAATTTTAATTTAGTAGACCCAATTCTTATAAATCAAAACTGCAATATATTTTATATAATTAAATCAGGTGAAAATGAAGGGCAAGTAAGTAAGGTAAAAAAAACAGTTGTTCATTGTGTATTCAACTGTAAACATCCACATGGAAATGTTTATGCTGCTATATCACCATATATTAAAGGTTATAATAAAAGAATACCCTTTGTTCCTCATATGGTAAATTTGCCCGACCATAATAAAAATATGAGAGAAGAATTAAATATTCCAACAGATGTTGTTGTATACGGGAGATATGGAGGATACGATGCATTTGATATTCCTTATGTGCATAAAATTGTTTATGCTGTAGCAAAGGATAATCCAGAAATATATTTTATATTTATGAATACACAGAAATTTTGTGATTTTCTACCAAATATAATCCATATTGAAAAAACAATTGATTTAAACAAAAAAGTAGAATTTATAAATACATGTGACGCAATGTTACATGCAAGATATATAGGTGAATCATTTGGATTATCTATCGCTGAATTTTCAACTAAAAACAAACCAATTATTTCAACACCTAATATTAAACTAAATCCTAATGTTGATAAAGCTCATATTTATTTTTTAAAAGAAAAAGGAATATGGTATAATGAAAATAATTTACATTCAATTTTAACAACTTTTTTAACAAAAGAAAATAGGGATAAAATTGCAAAGAATGATTGGAATGCATTTAAAGATTATACTCCAGAAAAGGTAATTAAACAATTTAAGAAGGTTTTTATAGATTAATATTTAAATATATTTTATAGTATTATAATATTATGAGCTACTATAAATTTTCACAAAATTGGTTTCTAGGTAGTGAAATACGAAAGTGTTTAGACACGTTTTTGGATAAAACAAAAGAAAATAAGATACTTGAGATTGGTTGTTTTGAAGGTTTATCTAGTGTATTTTTTGCTAATCACTTTCTTGATAACCCAAATTCACGGTTAACTTGTATAGACCCATTTTTAACTATTAATAATAATGACCATAGTAATTTTTTATTAAATAATGAAGAACAGAATTTTGATTTTAATATTTCACATTGTAAAAATTCAAATAAAATAACAATACATAAGATTACATCAGACATTTTTTTTGAGAATAATAATCAAACATATAACTTTATATACATTGATGGATGTCATGAATCGGATTTTATAAAAAGGGATATGGAAAATTCTTTCAATGTTTTGGAAAAAAATGGTATAATGTGGATGGACGATTACGGTGGTGGAGACGGTATTCAAATTAAAAATGCTATGGATGCATTTTTACAAAAATATAATGGACAATATCATTTAATTCATCGGGGTTATCAATTAGCTATAAAAAAATGTTAATTATTATTCCGTTTAAAGTTCAATCATGTAAATAGTTTATTAATATAGAGAAATATATATACTCAAATATACACTGCCATATTGATATAAAATTAAATATCTCTAAAAATGAATTTTTGCAACGATTATATTTAATTTATTATAACAATTACATATTTCACCTTGGGCTTTTTTTCGTATATATATTTTTGTATTTGTGGAAGAAGTTCTCTTGTATACCAAGACTAAAATATATTATAACAATTATATAATTAAATATAAACTAATATTATTAAATAATAATAGTTTATATAATGAAGGTTTTTATACATGGATTTTGGGGAGGATTTGTAGAGAATACAGATCCTAATAAATTTTCATTTTTTCAAAAAATCTTTGAATTGGCATTTAATGAAGAAGTTTCCGTTGGAAATTTTAATGAAAGTGATGTATTATTTGAAAGTGTTTTTTCAGATAAAACGTATATAGACGATAAAAAATGGAAGTATACTATATTTTTTAATGGAGAATCGCAAGAAAGGATAATTTATGATATTTTTAAAAACAATAGTCATAGATTATCCAAAATTTCTGAGTATAATATTATTTTGACCGGTAAATTTACAAATAAATCAATCAAAACAGTAAACACGCCTCTTTTTATTTCTTATATTTATTCAAATGATTATTTAAATCTTTTACAGAATCCAGCCCCAAGAGTTTTAGTTCCGAAAAAAAATATTTGTGCCGTTATATCAAATTCAAATTGTCCAAAAAGAAATTATTTTTTGGATAAGTTACAAAAAATAGTTAGAATAGATTATGCAGGAAATTTCAGAAATAATACACCAAAAATTCCCGGTGCTTATAATTCAAATGAAATTTTAAATTTTTATTCACAATACAAATTTGTTATTTGCTTAGAAAACACAAAACAAGAAACATATATTACTGAAAAAATAATTAATGGATTTTTGGCGAAAACAATACCTATATATTGGGGCTCGGATAATATTGGTAACTATTTTAATAAGGAAAGATTTATCAATATACCAAATTTGAGTGAAATAATGATAAATAAAGTAATTAATGCAATAGTAGCTATTATTAATGACGATAATAAATATCTGGAAATGGTGAATAAGCCTATATTTAATAATAATCAAATAAATAGAGACATAAATGATATAGCAAATGACGTTAAATTAATATTATCTTAGATTTATTATTTTTTCCAAACTTCAAAAAAATTATTAACAAAATGACCCCAACCACCACCTTCTACATAATCTAATACAAACCCTTTTTCTCTTAAAACATTATCTATATATATTTTATGTGATTCATTTAAATAATCATTTTCCATTATTATTAATTTAATATTATCTAATATTTCAGGCATATCTAATAAAATATAATAAAATGCTCCTTCACAATCTAAAACTAAAGTATCAAAATCAATATTATATTTATCTTTTAATTGTTCAAAATTAATTATATTAACACTTTTATATCCGTCCAATAATACATCGGAAACGATAGTATCCCATGATTTTTGGATTAAATTTCTTTTTGATAAAGCAGAGTTTTCAACAAAAAAATCTAAATTATTTTTATTTTTATTATGTAAAAGTTGTTTTGCTATTTCAGTGTCACTTTCTAAACTAACAAAATTATTATTATTGTTAGAATTTAATATAGAAGATATTATTAAACTATTTCTTCCAATATTTCCACCAATTTCTAAAACTTTTTCATTTCCAGTAAGATACCTTACTGCCATCATCTGTTCTGGATATTCATCTTGAAAAGTTCCAAAATCTAATTTTAATTGTGATTGTAAATATGATAATTTATTGAATAATTCAGGTGAATATTTATTTTTATACTCCATATATTTTTTTACTTTTTGATTATGTTCATTGATTTTTTCATTATGCGCATTAATTTTTTCAATTAATATATTTTTATTTATGTTTCTCATATTATTTTGTCTAAATTTATTTAAGCTAAACATATATTATATATTTATTAATATAATAATATTATTTTACTATTTTATACTTCTCTAATAAATACTATAAAACCTTTTATTTTTTAATTTACGAATATAACTGAACTACTTATATAAAATTATATACTGAATATATATTTTGTGTCAAATACGCATTGTTTTATTGTTTTTAAATTTTTCCATATATTTTTTTATCAAAATTTATATAAATTATAATAGTACAAAATCTTTTAAATATAAATAATAATTTGGTGGAAGATAATTATTTTGGTTAATTGGAATTTTATAAATTTTATCACTTTCTCTATTATATAAATCACTAAAACTATTCATTTTTTCTTCTATTTTATTTAAATTTGTAAATTGTTCATTATTAAATTCTTGGTGGGAAAAATTTTCTATTTTATTTTTTATAAAATATTTATCTCCAAAATACGATAAATGCCATCCTCCATTTTTAATAATTGGACATTTTAGACCTCTATAATCTTCACAACTTATTTTTTTTTGTTTGAATAACCTATATAAAACTATTTTTACAGGATGCCATTTTGCAAAATGTTTTGAATTTAAATTATAATAATATAAATCCATTTCTAAAGTATTAACAAAAACTGGAATAGTATTATTTTTAATTGATTGTAATGTTTTTGGGTCAGGTATTTCATCAACATCTGCAATTATAATAAAATCTTCATCCAAAATATCTAATTTATCTAACCCTCTTTTAATGCAATTTCGTTGATGTACTTCATTTTTCCATTGTTCTTTGTTATTAAAATTAATGTTTGGATATTTACATGGCATATCATCTACAATAATATGTACAATTTTATCTTTAAATTTATCAAAAAGCTCAGTTAGTTCATTAGAATACATTTTTTTTTCTCTTCCAGAAAACGTATGGGTAGATTCAACAATAATAAAAAAATCTACAACATCATTTAGAATGTTTAACCTATAATTTATCATATCAAATTCATTATAAAATATAAAACAATCAATTAGTCTTCTGGTTTTACTTTTTCTTATCATTTCATTATGTTGATTTATAATAATTTGATTCATAATTATTTATATATTATATAAAATATTATATTTCAAAAAAATTTAGTATAGATTGTTCTAATGTATATTTTTTAAAAATTTCATACACATTTGTTGTTATATTATTTATCTCTTCACTCGGTAAATTTATATATTTTTCTATTTTATTTAAATAATTGTCGGTTTCGCAAGTAATTATCACATCTTTTAGCTCTAATAAATTTTGTTCTATTTTAAAATCTACTTTAGGTGTTTCAGTAATAACAAATACTTTATTTGCATATAATAAGGCTAATCTAAAATAATCAAAAGCCTTATTACTGTCTTTTGAAAATAAATTTACAAATATTTTACTGCGCTCAATTAAATTAAACATCTCAGAATAATTGTTATTTCCTGTGATAATACAAGTCTTGTATTTTTTTTTTATCTCTTCATAATATGGTTTTCTTCTATCTGAATAATCTCCCATAAAAACTACATCAATATCTTTCTCTTCCCATGGAATTTTTCCTCTATTTAATTTTGAAGTATATAGTTCTTCAATGTATTTATCATATAATAGAGGTAAAAATTTATATTTAATATTCTGATAAAATTTATTATAATAAAAAATATTTTGTGAACTATATTCCCAAATAAAACATTTATTATAATTAATTTTATTTACAAAATTAATAATTTCATTTTGGTCAAACTTTGAATGATTATATAAAAAATCTGGGTGAATAAAAATAATTCTTATATTTGAGCTAATATTAAATCCATATTTGTTTACATATTTACCTAAGTCATTTAGATACATTATAAGTAATATATTTTCATTTGATTGCAAGTCATTAAAACTGCTAATAAATTTAACATTTTGATAAACATTTTTTAAAATATTAGATAAGGAATAAATATACAAGTCAAATGCTAAATATTTTTTATCGTCAATTCTATCATAAAAAAATTTAATTGATGTATTTTTTGCGATTTTTACCATATATTAAATTAGTATATATTATTATTATATTATTATGAAAGAAAACAAATGTTATTACGTATGTTCAAGAGGGATATTAAAATCATGTAATTTTCATTCACCTAAACCTAAAAGCAGCTGTAATAATGATTATCAATATTTAATTTATATGTTAAAAACTAATAAAATGTTTAATGGTATGTCTATTTATGTTTGCAGTGATTTATTATATTTTTTTGTTAATAAAATCTTACCTAAAATAAAGAAAACATTTATACTTGTTACAGGCGATTCTGATTTATGTGTACCCAGAGAAGCATTGACTGATAAAGAAACATTTGCATTATTAAATTACCCATATTTGTTAAAATGGTTTATACAAAATACACAAGTTCAAGATAATCCAAAAATAGTACAGTTGCCTATTGGATTAGATTATCATACTATTTCTGAAAACCCCAGTTGTAATTGGAAATTAATTGAAGAAGGTCGTTTACCAAAAGAACAAGAGAATGTATTGATGAATATTGCAAATCCTTCTTCTTCTTCTTCCTCTGCTTCTAACTTTAAGCCATTTTATGAAAGAATTCCAAAAATATATGTAAATTTTTCAATTAGTAGTGATAGATTTGGACAAAGACGTTCATCGCTTGCCATAATTCCAAAAGAGTTATTAGTTATTAATCAAGGGTCTACTCCCAGAACTATAACATGGCAAAATACGATTAATTATACTTTTGTATTGTCCCCTACAGGAGTTGGGCTTGATTGTCATAGAACATGGGAAGCACTTTGTTTAGGTTGTATTCCTATAGTTTGCATACCAAATTTCAAACAATTGTTTGAAGACTTGCCTGTTTTAATTGTAGATAATTGGTCACAAATAACTGTTGAATTATTGCAAACTACAATTGAACAGTTTAGAGAAAAAGTATTTAATTATGATAAATTGACATTAAGTTATTGGAAAAATCGCATAAAAAATGGTATATAAGTATTCTAAAATATTATAATCATTAATATAAACTATAATGATTATAAATAATAGTGAAGAATTGAAATTAAGGTTATATAAACAACCATATAACTTTTTTAAACCTTATTATAATAGTATTATTCCTCTAAAAATTTTTCAAACATGGCATACAAAGGATTTACCGGCTAAAATGATGGAACGTGTTGAATCATTAAAACACGATAATCCACGATTTGAACATCACTTATTTGATGATAATGATTGCAGAGAATTCATCAAAAACAATTTTGATGAAACTATTTTAAACGCATATGATTCATTGATACCAGGTGCTTATAAAGCTGACCTATGGAGATATTGTGTGCTATACATACATGGCGGAATTTATTTAGATATTAAATTAACATGCGTAAATGGTTTCAAACTAATAGAACTTACTGAAGCAGAACATTTTGTAAAAGATAGAGATCCTCCATTAACGATATATAATGCTATAATGGTTTGCCAAAAAGGAAATCCTTTTTTATGGAGAGCGATATACAGAATAGCAATAAATGTACATGCTAAATTTTATGGAAAAGACCCATTAGAACCTACTGGACCTGGAATGTTAGGAAAAATAATATTAAAAAATAAATTATCTGTAAATATTGATTTATATCATTATGAAGGAGGAGGATATGTAATATATAAAAATAGATTTGTATTTTCTACAGAATATCCTGAGTATAATAAAGAAAGAACTCAAATATACAGCGCTATTAATAAAAAACGGTATGACGTTATGTGGAATGAGAGAAATATTTATGCATAAATACAGCGATTTTTCCATAATGTGGAATAATGTGTTACTATAGAATTATTTTCTCTTTCTTTAAAATACCCTGGATAACATTTCAAAATAACTATACCATTAAAAATAATAATTCTGTCGTAATCATTGGTTCCAATTACAATATGTTTTGTATCCAATTTTGATATATCTTCTTGATTAAAATATTTATAAAGTAATCCTGGGCCAGTCGGATCTAAAAATCCGTTTCCATAAAATTTATTATTTACATTAATAACAATTTGATTAATAGCCTTTAATAATATTTCATTTCCTGGTTTACATACCATTAAAGCGTTATATATCCCTCCTCCACCGAAATCAAGAGCCCAGTGTTCTTTTTTTAGTAGGTTAAAAAATTTAAAATTATTAACTGACGTATATTTAATATCTAAATAAATCCCACCATGTATGTATAACACACAATATCTCCATAGGTCAGCTTTATAAGCACCTGGTATCAATGAATCATATGCTTTTAAAATAGTTTCATCAAAATTGTTTTTGATGAATTCTCTGCAATCGTTATCATCAAATAAGTAATGTTTAAAACGTGGGTTATTTTGTTTTAACTTATTTACAGAATTAAACATTAATAATGGCAACTGTTTTGTATGCCATGTTTGAAAAATATTGGCTGGAATTTGTATATTATCGCACATTTATAATATATTAACATAATAGTATCCCGATATTTACTATATAAGTATTCTAAAACATGATAATCATAAAATATATTATCATGTTTTAATTCACAAATGGATAAGCATTTAAACAATGCTCAGGATTATGTATATGGCAAGGAAAATCTAAATTAGGTATCGGTAATATTGTTGTATTTAATTGGGGTTCTTCAATAAAAAAGGATTTTCTTAAATATGTTACTTCTAATACATCAGGAATATTATTTTGTATACCGCCATGATTATTTCCATGAGCATGTATTATATAATGTGTTTTTGAAATTAATTTTAAACATTCCATTTTTTTACTATATGTATTTTCCCAGCTATCATCATTAATTCCGTGAAATTCAATTACAATTTGTTTAAATTTATTTAAATTTACTTCAGTTAATGATAATAACCAGTCATATTCGCATCCTTCTATATCCATTTTTAAAAATATATTATTATAATAATTAATTAATTGGCTTAAATTTGCTGTAGTTTTACTGCGATATGTAGCTATATTTTTTTTAATAAAATTAATATCTTCGGTATATTGATATGGATAACTATCAATTGTTCCATCAAATGCATAACTATTATATTTATTCATATTAAACGTTTTAATAAAATCTCTTGAAAAGGATTCTTCATTTGAAACCCCAGCTGAAATATAACAATCATAATTTGGTACATTACCAATAACATACCCTCCATCACGGTTAACTCCAAGTCTTACTTTATTATCAAAACTGTATACTTTTAAATAATCCGTTATCATTATATGATATAATAATAATATAGATTTTTCATAAATTTATATTATGAAAGAAAATAAATGACATTTAAGTATTCTAACCATATTATAATATAAAACTAAATTAAAAACAAATTAAAACCAAATTAATTAAAACCAAAATATTTTACATAAAGAAATCCAACTCTTGTCTCAACTGTTCATCCAGCACTTGGTATCTATCGTTTGCCAAACTCTTTACCAATAATAACCACGGGCTACATGATTGTAGCGCATTTAATCCCTGTTCGCAAAACAAATTCAGCAATACAGGACTAAATCCTGACATCATGGATGCATTGGGCTGAGTTGACAGAGTGGGAAATCCGCCAGTAGACCGTAAATTCCAAAACAAAATATGCGGCGGCTTATATGGCTTCCCACATACCCGAATACCTGCATCCGCATATCGTCTCTCAATTAGTTCCATCATAGAGCTAAAATCAGACCCACCACTTTGGCTCGCAGTATCAATCTGCATATCTGATAAAATAGTCAACACCATATCTTCCACATCAATTGCGTCCATCTTTTGCTGCACAATAGCATCCAAAATTAGATTTAGTGCCGCCAAGAAATTCGTATTCATTCCCCAATCTGCAACCGATACCTTTTCAACCATAGACACAAAATTGTCGCAACCATCCAAATTTACCCACGTTGGTGATGCACTAAAGGTTAAAACACGCTTACCCAGCATTGACTTCTCGGCAATTCGGATACCCAGTGCAATTGCGGCATTCATTGGGTCGCCGGTCATTGAGCCGGATGTGTCTACCATTGCAATCATCTTACCAAGTGCACCATTTTGCAGCGAATTATTTAACCATTGTGCATTTAGAATCTGTGCTTCCGATGATAATTGTTTTTTATACCGAATTAATTCAAACGCATTTTTGGTAAAATCATTGAGTCCAATTCTTAGTCCTTTAATAGAAACTTCACCTCTTGCCGCATTATCTGCAAAATCAGTAAATTTTTTAGCACACTGGATACGGTCCTCTAATTGACTACGTTGTTCACCCTTTTTATTCAAATTTAAAAACGCCTTTTTCTGCTTGTGCATGGTAATAGAAGTCTGATTTGCAGGGTCAATCTTAGACCATGTATTTGCACATTGATTGATTTGCACTGTTTCAAGCTGCCTATTTAAAGAAGAAATGATTTTACGGTAATCCATCTTGGCTTTGGTCGTGGCTTTGTTAATAGATGTCTCAGTATAAGCAGTAGCTGAATATTCAGGGAAATATTCCAGGGCTAACCGAGTAAATAATTTAAAAAAATGGGATTTTTCACGAGGCACCCACTTGGCTGCTAAAGACGGAGTAACTGCTACAACATCTTGGCGAATCTGTGTATTAATTAAATTGACAGCAAAAACGATAAGAGATTCCGGGTTACAAACCGTGTTATCCTCTTCCATATACTGAATCATATATTTGACATCTTTCCATGACCCATATGGATGAATAACTCTTTGCCCATCGCCTAAAACAAATAACCGGAATGCGAATGAAGCGAGTGAAGAATAGTGCCTTTGCCAAACAGACAACAACATATAAGACAATTTGTATTCTCCCTTACCGTCAATAATGTCACGTGTTTGTCCGACAAGCCGAAACATGATAGACATGTATTCCAGAAATTCTTCCTTTAAAATAACACGTGCTCTGTAACCACGTTTCAATTCTAATAAAATATTGTCAACGATGCCTGCTAAACTAAGTAGATTATTATTAGCAGTAGTAGTCGCAGTATTTCTTGTTAGCTGAAAACTGAGCTGTAAAATACGCTCACGAATATTATTGGACCAAGTATATTGTTTATGACCATTTTCTCCACAATTAGAAGGAGTGATATTATCTAATGAGTTGATAAGTGCTGCCATATTATTTTGAATTAGTATTATATGGTATTATGATGTGATATCTTTAAATAGGTTTCGTCTTGTCTTTTTTAATGAATTAGAGTTTATGTATATTTTTCTTGTATTATTTTTGGTATTGATGTTACCATTTGTATTGTTACCATTTATACTATTTGTATTAGTATTTGTATTAGTATTGGTGTTACCATTGTTTTTATCATAATAAATAATCAATAAATCATTAATATCATGAAACATACCGATAGATTTGTCAAAGCAAATGGTATCAATATTTGTAATAGAGTGTAAGAAATGATTACCAATATTAAGCGACGTATCTTTAGTTTTGATAAAAGTTTTTAAATTAATTGGCTCAATATTAATATTAAATTTAAGAATGGATAGAAGTGAATATTTCATGTTATCACAAAAAGTATTTCGTTTAATTAAACCGATAACTTCTTCTCTGGATAGGGTTCCAGGTGTTTTGAAAAGAATTTTCTCTTCATGAACCTTTGATATTTCGCTATTTTTATTAATGTAAATGCAATGTAAATTAATAAAGGTTATTTCTTCATTATAATAGCTCTTATATTCGTTATCATTTTTGTCAAACTCATCAACCCAAGAAGTATCTAATTCAAATAAATCATCGTTAAATAACACATTATTTAATTCATCGTTTAATTCATTCATTTCATTCATTTCATTCATTTCATTCATTATAGTGTATTATATTTTTAACATATAATACATTACAGGATTAAACCAATACCAAATTTTACAAATCAGTATCGTATTCATTACTATGGTCAGACAGTTCACTATCAGTGTCTAATTCCGCATCTAAATATGGATATATCGGAGCAGTATAATGTGCTTCATGGAATGCATTTTCGCCATGAATTAAATCATATTCTACTTTATATCTATACCATCTGTAATCAAGCTCCTTAATTATTTTATTTGTGGTATTCTCAGGCGATTTTTCTTTCTTCTCATTAATAATTGATTCAATTACTTCCATTTTATGTGTTTTTTTATCTAAGGTTATTTGTGTCCATCCAGCAGGAACAGTGGAGTCAACTACAGGAGTAGGGCTAATTACAGCGGATACAACATTCGCATACATTGTTGCTGGCGCTGTTTCTGGCTTTGTATCTGTTACATCGTCTTTTTTAGTAGAAATAAATTCAGGAAAATTGGCTTCATTGTGCATATAAATCGCAGCAGCTGGTGTTTTTTTAATTGTTGTTGTAACTGTATTTTTTCTATTAAATGTGTTGCCATTATTTGATTGCTGTTGCTGTTGCTGCTGTGATTGACTACGAAATAGGTTACTCATAATTATAGTGAATAATAAGTTGTGGGTATTATATTTTATTAACATGGATTATCTTTAAACTGTTTATATGTTTAATGGTATAAACAGTTTAAAGACAATGCGTGATGTATATTTGTCTCCTTACAGCTAACAATTAGTCTGAGTTTTTACAAAAACAACACATTTTTTACGCTATATATATTTACAGGAGGCAGCGATATCGTCATTTAGCTAATTTAGCTAAATAAACTAACAAAAAGGAATATAGGTTTTGCATATTTTGAATTATCAAAAGCAAGGATGCAAATTAGGAGCGGTGGAACAAAAAGAAAATAAAAAAGATACAACAAAAAATGGATAAAAGATATAAATAAAATTGAATTATAATTATGATATAAATACAATTCAATTAGATAATACATAATACATAATACATAATACATGAAACATTTTATTAACTTAACATCAAGTGTAATAAATAAATTACATATTGTTGAAATTATAAAACAACCAAACAAATATAGAATATATATGACTAACAGTAGTATTCATGGATCTTTCTTTTTTGCAAGTGGTGGTTTAGAAACTAATTATAATATTATTGAAATATGTGAAAAAAAAGATAAACCCGATTATGATACTATAACAGATTTAATTAAGAAGTTAGATAAATAAAAAGATATAAATAAAAAGATGGATAAAATATATAAATAAAATTGAATTATAATTATCATATAAATACACTTCAATTACTTAATAAAACAAAATGAATCGTACACTATTCACCGTAAAAAATATTAAATTTGTCCCAACTAAGCTTAATAAGGAAAAATATGCGATTAATAAGAGACAAATACTGAATCAAAATTACAATCAGAACTGTTTCAATGGTAACCGAATTATAAAAAGAAATTTCAGTTTCATGCCAAATCAGAATCCGTTTGACGAAAAATGGATTATTCTTATAGGAGTATTTGCTGCAAGTAAGCTAATAAAGCTGTTGTATACGTAAATATACTTTTAAGAAAAGTATAGCAAAATAAAAACAATATAAAACAAAATATAGCAAAAAAATATTATTATTTATTTTTTGTTTTATATTGTTATAATTTTTGCTATTTTTTGCTATACTTTTCTTAAAAGTATATTTTGCTATACTTTTTTAAAAAGTATTAAATATCATCAATATTAATTTCATCATCCTCAGCATCTTCTGGATTACCTGGTACTAAATCTAATTTTTGTGTTTTACCTGCCTTTAATTCTTCTATTAATTTATTAATTTCTTCGTCGTTTGTATTTGTGAAATCAACATCGGTTTCCAGTTGCTTAGTGGTGCTGCTACCTTCTAATTTTGTCGGGTCATTTGCATTCAATATGTCCCAATTAATATTAACAGTGTCTTTTAGTCTCCGTTTGTCAATATCTGAATAAACCTCTAATAAATCGCATTGTTGAAGCTTTGGCTTGCCAGTTTTTAGCATAGTGGATCCATTTTCCCATTCTCGTAAACCGATTAATACCCAAACACCGGAAGCAATTGTATTATCTTTTTTCCCTCTACCTGAAAACTTGCCTCTAATGTGTCCGAGTCGTAAAACATTATCTATACCATGACAATGAAACATACAGTTGCCTAAATATTTTGTAACAATTGCATATATTTCGCCTTCCACTTCAGCTATACGCAAACGTGAATTTGCTTTTTGTGCTACATTTTTGCTTGCCATTGATTTCGCTGCCTTTCCGCCAGTAGTATTTTTGACCATTTTATTGATTGTATTATTGTGTTATTATTTATAATGAAATTTACTGTAACTATTTATTTCAATTTTTTTATTTATTATGATAATAAATAAAAATAACAACCAAATAAAACCAAATAAAAAATATAATAATAAATAAAATATTGGACAATTACTATAACAAAATAATACATTAGACATAAGTAATAGGCTCTTCATTCATCGCTTCTAACTCATCTATTTCCATTATTATAAATCCCGTATTCTTGTATTGTTCATAAAAGTCTATCCATGTTTTTGGTTTATGTCTTGTTACATCCCTTGCTTCTATTCCTGCTCTAATCTTTACTTCTAACCGCTGCTCGTCCGGCTCATATCCATAATTATTATAAAACTCTTCCTCTAACTCTATATCTGTAAAATTTACGACACATTTTTCGTAATCTACATAACCTTTATACCTCTTTATTCTGTCAAACCATATCGGTGAAAAGGACGCATGGTATAACCATTTATCATTATATATTTCTCTCAATGATAAGGGTTTTTGAGTCTTTTTGTCTTTTTTGTTTCTTTCCAACCTAAATAAAGACATCCAATCATGCTCATCTATGTCACATATACATGCATGTCTTAAAATTTTGTAGCTTTCCAGTGCTGGTGTTCTCGTTATCGTCTCATATTGCACCACGTCTTCTGGAAATACTTTCATATAAAAGTTCCTACTTTTTATTAATTTATTCTTTGCTGAAACGAATGACAGCATTTTAGCTAACAAAATAACATTAGGAATCACTATATTGGAGCAGGCTTTAAGTGCGTTCAAAAACTCTTTTATTAAGCGATGTTCCACCAATTTCAGTCCATTTGCTTCAAATGCTTGCATTATGGATTCATATATTTCTACATAGTTTTTAGAAGGGTTAGACAAAATATACTGAGAGATGCTTTTGTAATCACATATTTTAATTTGCGTATCTAAATTGACTGCCGTGGTTGGTTCAGTTTCAAATAACTCACATGTTTTTCGCATCATAAATACATCCGTATTAAATGGACGTATAATGAGGTTTTGTATTATAGAACTAATTTGTAAAGGGTCAAATGATTTAGACAAATATTCGGAATGTTTTTTGATTAAATATGCTTCAAAGGATGGATTAAGTGTAGCAAAGAAGTCGTAATAAATCGTCCAAATGAAGTGAAATAGTTCATGTTTGAATCCACTGTAGAACAATTCGTATGCCCAGAATATTGCATCATTGTTTTTATTTAGGATTGATATTAATAATGCTAATTTCACTTCGTCTTTTAAATAAAGGTATCTTGTGAATACAATATTAGAGTTGTTGAGAGAAATTGTTAGGATGTCGTCTTTGTCTCTTCTATCCATTTTGAACACTGAAATAATAGTTTATAATTATATTTGGGTTGTTTTGTTTATTATATTTGTTTCGTTTCATTTTAAATAAATATATTTCAATTTTAAGTAATTTATTATTTTTATTCTTTGAATAGTAATAACCGATTTAGCTCCTATTAATATAAAAAATAATCTATGTTTTATATATAAATGACAGATTCAGAACCACAATTAGTATCAGATTTTAATGCACCTTTAAAGGGAGGACGTAAGACAAAAAAACATGGAAAAAGACACGGTAATGCGAGTCTTAAGGCTTGGGTTACATTTGTTAAAAAGGTAGCCAAGGAGGAGAATTTGTCTTATAGAGACGCCATGATGCGTGCCAAGGCTCGTAAGGATAAGGGTGAAAAATGGATGAAGGGGGGTATGGATACTCCTCTTAATACAAGTACAAGGCCCCTCCCTCTGACTCCCGAAGAAGTGAAACAATATTTTCCTCAGGAGTCTGATGAAGTGATTGCTGCAAAAATGGATGAAAATCAGACAAATTTTAATAATAGTGAAGCTGCTGATGCTCGTGAAGCTGCTGATGCTCGTGAAGCTGAAGCTGCTGATGCTCGTGAAGCTGCTGATGCTCGTGAAGCTGAAGCTGCTGATGCTCGTGAAGCTGCTGATTCTGCTGTTGGTACTCCTGAATATGAAAGCCTTAATGAAATTGCTAAAGCTGCTGAAGTTGCTGCAGTTCAAGCTCGTAATCAAGCTAATGTTTATGATGATATGTCTGGTGGACGCAGACGTCGTCGCCACGGAAGAAAGACTCATCGCAAAAAGAGTCACAAAAAGAGACGTAGCACCAAGAAGAGACGTGGTTCAAGACGCCATTAAATACATTTTAACAATGTTTAAGTAACATTTTATAAATGTTTCAGCAGTTGAGTAAAATCATTAATGTCTAAACTGTTTAATAATAGTTCAAACTGACTTGTTGTCTTGTCTAAAGAAAGGCGTTTAGAAGGGTCCAAGTTGATATTTCCCAATAACAACTTCATAAAAAGAATTATGAATTTGTTGTTTACTTTTACACTTTTGTGTAGCCCGATAAGAATGCGTAAAAAAACAATACTGATTGCATAATTATCCCATGTTACAAACAAAGTATTATCAATTAAACCTTGGTCAACCAAACTTTTATTATTATATTTCATGAAATAAGAGAGACCATCTTGCAGCATAGTTTGGCTATCAAAGTGTTTCAAAATAGAATGATTCGCAACAAATTGTTTTATAACTGTTTCAATGTTATAACAAGACAAACATGAGAGATTATTGTTGAGCTGATATCGCAGCAAATGAAACTCAACCGGTAAAAAAACGTCCATTTCAGGTCTATAATAGTTTACCAATGCCGCCAAATTAATAGTTTCAATACCTTTTTCTCTCGTAGTATCTAATGAAAAAGCAAATTTAGTTAATAAAATATTATCATGTTCATTGACAAGAATGGTATCCAAGTTAATATTATTGTGTGACAGACCATTTGCTGACAATAATTGTGCAGATTTTAATATACTTTTGTAAAATTCTATTAATTTGGTTATATATTTTGTAGAACAACTTAAAGCCTTTAAGTAGGAATCTAAATATATTAATTTACGGGAGTCATAAGATAGCAATAATTCTACAGTATTTGAATCACATTTTGCAGTATTCGCAGCATATGCTGCAGCCCATATTTCCCTGCTGTCTTCAGACAACTCCGCTACTCTGATATTTTCTACTGTATTGAATATGTAAAAATGTCGTTCCCAGTATAAAATCCGTTTTATTCGTTGTGTTTTCTCTACTTCATTGGTTACTAAAAGTGTTTTTTTAACAATATTATGAATTTGCTTCTTTTTATTTGGTTTCAAAACTGTTGGTTCATGTTCTGACATAGAATCTAAATCATAAAAAAAGGTGTTATTTGTTTCTCTTGTTGTCATTGAATAATAATAATTATTTAGGTATTTTTATTTAGTTATTTGCGAATAAGTATAAAATACCTATTTTTATACGTTTTTTTCAATTTGTCTTGTATAATTTCAGTATTTTTGATTCCCTGTTCAAATATTTTCGTAATCGTTTGCTTTAAAACTGTTTCATTCTCTTTGCAAAATGAGACAAATCCAGTTTTAGGTTGATACCCGTCCTTTCCAATATTGTCTTTAACATGATTGTCCATTGCTTCCAATAATTCGGGATTGACTGTGATATATGGTCTGCGCTGTTTTGGCTCAATTTGTACCACACTTTTCTTTCTGAAATAATAGCGAGCACTTTTAAACATTTTATTAATAATGTCGCCTTCGTATCGTAACATTATTAATCTCTGCATTTCCGAGTCAACTAATTCGCTATTTTCATCAATCCATATATTCCATGCTTCCTTGAAATCTTTTCTCTCGTCATATTGATGAATCTTTGAAAATTTAAACAATTCCTTCATAAAGTCTTCTGTAAACTTGAAACGAAATATAGCATATTGATTCAACTCTCTTGTTTCCATTGTTTCCACGAATTCATTATTAACAACGAATTCAGGATTAACAACAAAATCAGTGTTAACGAAATCAGTATTGATAGTAGTCATTATTAGGTTTGATGCCTTAAACTTTTTATTATGATAATATTATCGTATACTTATTTAAAAATTTCAATTTTTTATTTATTGTAAAACATGATAAAGATAATTGTATATTATATAATATAATATAATATTATTGAACTTTATAAATGAATCCAGATGATAATGATGATGATGAGCAAAATGAAAATATTAGGGCTCCTGACCCAGTTATTAGGGAAACCTTATTAGGAACAACATATAATAATTACGGTTACAATATTAATCATATTAATAATAACGTAAATAATAATTATTACGATAGTATTTATGATTTTGAGGAAGACGATTGTGTATTTTTTGAGGATATTTTGAAACAAAGTATAGAAGAATATGAAAAAGACCAGTTAAAAAGGCACATACAAAATGAATTATTAGAAAAAGAGCGATTAGAAAAGAAACTCATTTGCACCAGTATTACACAAAAAATAAGCAGAGTAAAAGGACATGATATCACTAATCAAGAAATATATGAAACAGTTCTCTCCATCATAGAAATGTATGAACTGGAACACATAATTAATTTTGTTGTTCAGCAGTATCATCATGAAAAAATATTTAAGATTTTGTCTTCATTAAGAATGACATCGGATGAGATGCAATTTTTACGGAATTTAATTATTGTATAATAATATTATTACATTATATCTTATTATGACCTTTACTATCACAACACAGCCGTATTTAGACACATTTAACAAAATGTATATGAATATTCTGGTGGTTAATATTCCCCCTCAAGGACCGTTGTCTCAATTTGTTAGACGATTGCAGTTGCCAAAGTTATCCCCTTATCAACAAAATAACTACATAAGTGACTCATGTTGTTTAGTTCTTACAAACTTTTTAAATCATAGGCCTCACCGTGGCTACAATGGTCGTAATAATAACCTAATGACGCCAGATGAGCTACCTGATTTATATTCATATTTGGCAAGTAATGGTTATCAAATTGAAACACAATTGACTAATTTGATGAATCAAAGTGAAGTCAAATTGACCGATAGACGAATCGTATGTGCAGCTACATATTATGGTAACAATCAACCTGGTATTGTATACATGAAATAATAATGATAAATAAATAATTAAAAAATTGATTTTATAATTATTTATTATTGAATAACTAACTATTAAATAATACAACAGAATAATAATAAATTGTAATGGCTGAAGCTCGTCTAAAACTTGAATCTCGTCTAAACCTTGAAGCTACGTTATCCTTAGTATTACCGGCTAACTTTGAAAATTATGACACAGAATTGCAGTCATTGCTTGTCGCCTATTTGTCCCAATTGGGTTCTATTGAAAAAAAAGCATACATGATTGCTAAAGACCATCTTGGTTCCTCATTTAATATTGTAAAAAGTAATGGATTTTGTGATTGGAAAAAAGAACATAAAAAGTAAAAAAGACAAAATATAATAATATACGTATTATTATTATATTTATTTGCATCATATTTGTTGTCATTATATTTGTCGTCTGGTTTTATATTTCTTAACATGGCAATTCAGCCGGCGTTTTGTTCTGCCTCCTTTTTTTACCATATTTATAATGTGCGACGCAGTTACGGAAGAATTTAAAAATTCATTTATACTTTTGGCAGTGCGTTTCAATGATTGTTGTCCACCCCTTTGTATGTGTTTAATTGATGACCTACCGCCACCTGTTGAGTTTTGGTGTTCAATTGCATTTTTAACTTGAGCATCAGCATATGGTTTAATTTCACCATCAACAGCACCGGTTGTTATTAAATTTCCAGCAAGTTCTTTTTCTCTGGCAATTACCTTTTCAGCTATTTCAGTCTGTTCATCAGCTGTATTTTTAATAGCATCGTTTTCAGCATTTAACTGAGCCTTATTTTTAGCATCTTCTTTTGCTAATGCATTGGGTATTATATTTAGTGTTTTTCTTATAGCTACTAATAGTTTACTCGCAGCTTTAGCAAAAGGAACCCCAATAGTTTCAATAGTTGCTGCCGCCGCATTAGCAGCAACAACAGGTGCAGGAGAAGGGAGAGAACTCGTATTATTATGTTTATCATTGGGATTTGTTAGATTATTTGTCATAGTTATTGTTACATTATATAGATTTTTTATTTTTATAGTATTATTTATTTACCATTACTTAGCAGAAACTGTTTGTCGCAACAATTTAAAATCAGCAAAAGACATTTTCATTTTTTTATCAACCAGTTTCTTATCTACTTTCTTTAATAAAGTCAAATTAGCAATTCTGCCTTCCCATGTATATCTATTGGAGCATGCTTTCAATAAATGTTCGTCGCCACTTGTCGCATTAATATTCGGCAAATTTGCCTTTATTTGAGGCGGTAAGACAAAATCTGACTGAACTCTATTTTTACTGGGTCTATTTTGTTGAACATCTTTGGTATATTTTTTGAATTTATTTGGTCCCATATTCAACTGTTTATCTTTCTTATCATTATTAGCATCATTCTCCTTTTTATTTTTCTTTTCTTCTTCATGTTTTTCCTTTGCCTTTTTCAGTTCTTCTGCTAAATCAATAAATAGGGGTTTGCACCAATAAGTCATAACATATTTTCGGCTAATTGACTCTAAATAACGATAAGGGATCGTGCTGTTGCTAAAATACTCAAATGATTTCTTATTATTATTGTATCTCATATAGACATTCCCGATGGGAGTTGTTTCTAAAATATAATTATTAATATATCCATCTAATTTACTGTTTATAATTGCCTCTTTAGCCTGCAACACAAAATCAGGCGTAACCGCATTTGTTAACTCAGTTAATTCACTATTAAACTGATTACAATCGTTTTTTACATCATTGAATAATTCATCTATATCATAATCATCTGGGTCATCATTATATTCCTGTTTAATTCCAAAATATTGAATCATTTGTCTAATAGCCTTGTCTTTTTTGCTGTCATCCACCTCATCAAAATTGGCAATAATACGTTCCAATGTATCAATTTTGCTCTTAATCTTTTCAGTATCTGTTTTCATATTTGTCTCATAGGTAGACTTAATTTTTGCATAATTTGTCTTTTCTTGTTCCAACTCATTTTCTGTGAAATGATAATCATTAGGAAATGTAAGAAATTTTTCTGTGTATTTGTCTTCGTAATTAATTGGTTTAATAGCGGGTTCAACTTCTTTTGATTCTGGTTCTTTTGCCTCTTCCTCTGTTTCTACTGTTGTCTCGGACTCAGCTACGTCTTCTATCCTTCTTCCATAAACAATATAATATGCATCTTTTTCTATTTTCCGATGATATTTAATAAGTTCATTTTTACAAAATTGTAATGCGGGCGTATAAGAGAAAAAACAATAAATAAAAAAAAGGCAACCCATATATGTTAAAGTGTTTGATTCTATAATATGCATTTAATTGTGTATAGTATAGAATATTAAATAAACTTTAAGTCTTTTATTTATTTGTTATTTATTATTTTTTAGATTGAAACAAATCATTTACCTCTTTATCTAAAAAGGGAACATCTAATAATTCATAAGTTGCATCAGGGTTGTCTGGATGAATCCTTACAAGACATAATTTGGTAACCTTTTTGCCATATTTATCTTCCAAAATACGTTTATATGTATTCAATTGTAGCGCATAGTGCCAGAAATTCGCTGACGGTAAATGGCTTAGTAACGGATTGGTCGCAAATTGATTCCAATTGTTAACGCTGGTTATTTCTTTGCTTCGCTTCCAATCATATATTTCCAATGTCCCATCCGGATTTTCATAAATCATGTCAATGGATCCGGCAAGTTTGATATCTTCGTGATAAACCATCCACTCAGTGCGATACGGTTTCAAATAGTGGTGGTCTTCAACAAATTTAATGAAGAAATCCCATTCTATTCCTCTAACTTCTGTATCATATTTTTTTGCAATATGATATTCTTGTGCTAACTCTTTGTGTGTATAAGCAAATGTAAAACGTTTATCATTCATAAATTCTTCAATTTGTTCATGTAGGTTAGTTCCAGCGCTGGAAACAGCAGCACCATTTGAAGTCCATCCGGCTTTGATTTGCTCCGCAGTTTGTCCCCAATATTTGTGTCCTGGAGCCCAACTCTTACTTCGCATAATATTTGCAATGACGGCATCAGCGTCAAATTTTGGAAATTGACTGTGAATTAAAGTGGTAACGGATGTATATTTTTGTCCAGGGTCGCTTAGGATTTCATAACGATGTCCTCTTGAGTAGAACTTAATAAATTTGTCTCGTTCATGATGATTTCTTTCGGATAATACTGAGATATTTTTAGTTTGAGTATTCATTTTGTATTGTTGTATTATGTTATGTTGTATTTTCTTTAAATGCTAATATTATTTCAATTTTTTATTCTTATTTATTTTCACAGATTTAGTATAACGACGTTTTTTAATAGTCCGTTTTTTATTTTTATTATTTTTTATATGTTTATTAGTATTATTTTTTTTATTAATTAAATGGGTAGGTTGTTCATTAATAATAAAAGGCATAGGTCTATCGCTAAAAAAATCATTTGCTAAGCGTTCATCAATTTGCTCTTCAACAACAGGGTGTCCCAATAAATTCATCAAATCATTATTATTAAGTTTAATATTCATATCTTCATTGCGACCATTATTATTCACTGAAATATGAATATCGGCAAGTTTTCCATCATAGTTGCCTTTCCATTCAATAGAAGATTTAGTTGTTTTGTTATTTTGTTTAATAGTTGTTTTAGTAGAGCCCATGTTATGCAATTGAAAAGGAACTTGAGTTTCCATATAATAAAAGCGAATATTTTATAAAAAAAAATATAGTTAATTGGTATAATGGAATTAACTATAACTGAAATAGACGATATTCCAGAAAATTATATTCAACCACAACAACACAAAAAACCAATGAACCAATCAATTCCTAAACCATATGCAAAAATGGTTAGACCCCGTGTTCCAGATCAGAAACCAAAAATTTCATATGATGATATATTAAATAAAATGGGCATGTTTGTGTCAGACGGCAAATTGCATTTAGTAGATAATTTGAATCCTGACCAACTAAACCAAATAAATCAACCAAAACAACAGAATCAACCAAAACAAATAAATCAAACGAAACAAATAATTTATAAAGAAGAACCGAAACAACTTCAAAATACTAATATACCACAAAATAGTTATATTTACAATAAATATTTCAGTAATGAAAAGCCTGAAGAACCGAGTGTACGTGTTCCCAGAAATGTGTATGAATACAGAAATATGTTAATTCAGGATATAATACAAAAGCAAAAAATAAGACAAATGAAATCAACGAAATTAATTTTACCAAATACAAATATGAATTTTTCTGCAGGAAATTCGCCAGCAAATTTAAATAAATTATTTAGTTTTTCAAATCGGTAATAAATAAAAATAAAAACTATAAAAAATAAGGTTAAAGATACCAACTGTATTAAAACTAATGGAAACCCAAATTCGTTATAATGAACAATTTATTGATTTATTAGACAAACTAAGTGATATAATGTTGAAGCACGGTGAACCATTTAGAGCAAAGGCGTATCAAAAGGCTCAAGAGTCCATCTTGTCATATTCACCCACTATAACATCAGTTGAACAATTAAATGGCTTACCTGGAATCGGTTCAACGATAATGGATAAATTAAAAGAATATGTTGAAACCGGAACATTAAGAATTATAGAAAGTGAAAAAACAAACCCCATAAATATTTTAACCGATGTATATGGGATTGGACCGAAGAAAGCGGAAGAATTAGTGAAAGCCGGTATAAAGACAATTGCTGAACTAAGACAAAGACAGAATGAACTATTAAATGATGTGCAAAAGGTAGGATTACAATATTACAACGATATTTTGCAGCGAATTCCTCGTCATGAAATTCAAGAATATGAGACAACCCTTACTAATATTTTTACAAAACTAAGTAATTCTCCAAATAATAAATTTGAAATAGTAGGTTCATACAGGAGAGGTGCATCAAATTCTGGCGATATTGATATAATTATAACCGGAGCATCCGGTCAGATATATAAAGCATTTGTAGATGAGTTAATTAAACAAAAAATAATTACGCATGTGTTATCAAGAGGTCAATCAAAGACCTTAGTTATTGCAAAATTGCCCGATAATAATAACACTCATATTCATAGGCGTGTAGATTTCTTATATGCTCCTCCTGATGAATTTGCGTTTGCTATTTTATATTTCACTGGTTCCAAAATATTTAATACAGTAATGAGACAAAATGCGTTGAATCAAGGATATACATTTAACGAACATGGTATTTATCATTTGTCTCAGAATAAAAAGGGTGAAAAAGTCCAGCAGCAATTTAGCTCAGAGAAAGATATATTTGATTTCTTGGGACTACAGTATAAAACACCGGTAGAACGTAAAGATGGACGTTCGTGTATCCCGATTGCGGCGTCCCTTCAAGATACTAAATCGGCTGCGTCCCTTCAAGATACGCCAGTAGTAACCGTACTAATTCAAAAATTTACAAAAGACGGCATCCGATTTTTGAAAACACTGGACGAAGCCCAGCTTACCCATATGCTGCGATTTGCATCCAAGTATTATTATAATCAGTTATCTATATTGACCGACAATCAATATGACATTTTAAAGGCGTTTGTAGCAGAGCACTATCCTGGCAATAAAGCAGTTGACGAAATTGGCGCAGAAGTGGAACGCAACAAGGTCAAATTGCCGTATTTGATGGCATCCATGGATAAGATTAAACCGGATACAGGGGCGCTAATTAGCTGGAGACAGCGGTTCAAAGGTGCTTACGTATTATCGTGTAAATTGGATGGAGTTAGCGGACTTTATACAACGGAGGGAACTGTCCCAAAATTATATACAAGAGGTAACGGAATTATTGGACAAGATATTAGTCACTTGATACCACATCTGCGTCTCCCTGCTACAAAAAACGTCGTTATTCGTGGTGAATTTATTATTCCAAAGAATATTTTTAACGAAAAGTATCGGGTAATATACGCAAATCCCCGAAACATGGTAGCCGGAATTATCAATCACAAAACAATATCGGAATCAATTATGGATGTAAGTTTTGTTGCATATGAAGTAATTAAACCACAGCAGAAACCGAGTGAACAAATGGAATTCCTTAAAACATTGGATATTGAAACTGCTTTTAATAAAATAGTAGCAGCAGATAGTTTAACCAATGAAATGCTCTCAGAGTTGTTGATAGACGGGAGAAAGAACTATATGTATGAAATAGACGGTATTATTGTAACCGATGACAAGATATATCCCCGGAAAACAAGCGGGAATCCAGAGCATGCGTTTGCATTTAAGATGGTTCTGTCAGACCAAGTAGCGGAAGCGAATGTCGTGGATGTTATTTGGACGCCAAGTAAGGATGGATATTTGAAGCCACGTGTCCAAATAGAACCGATAAATTTAGGTGGTGTTAAAATAGAATACGCAACGGGCTTTAATGCTGCATTTATCAAGGACAATAAAGTGGGTATAGGTGCAACAATTCAGTTGATTAGGAGTGGAGATGTGATTCCGCATATAAAGTCAATAACAGTTCCAGCACCGGAGGCCAAAATGCCGGATGTTCCGTTTAAATGGAATGATACGAATGTGGATATCATGCTTCAAAATATATTGTCTGATCCTACCGTGAAAGAAAAGAATATAACCGGGTTTTTTAAAGGAGTTGAAGTAGATGGACTAAGTAGTGGTAATGTAGCACGAATTATTGAAGCGGGGTATGACACCGTGCCTAAAATAATTGCAATGTCAGAGCAGGAATTTTTAAAAGTGGAAGGATTTAAACAGAAAATGGCAAATAAAATATATACGGGAATACATCAGAAGCTGAATGAAGCCACATTAGTTACGATTATGGCTGCATCAAATATATTTGGAAGAGGATTTAGTGATAAAAAGCTGGAATTAATTTTGCAAGAGTTACCGGATATATTGACATCAGACAAATACAAAACAAATGCGGAAAAAGTGGCGGCGGTGGCGGCAGTAAAAGGAATGGCAAGTAAAACAGCGGAAGCATTTGTATCAAAAATAAACGATTTTAAACAATTTATGATGGAATCAGGATTAAACGGGAAACTGCATGATACAAAAGTGGAAACTGTCGTTAATGTAAATAGCAGTCATCCTCTGCATAATAAAACAGTAGTATTGACGGGAACGAGAGATAAACAGATTGTAGAGTTTTTAAAGACGGTGGGGGCAGTTCAAGGAACAACTGTTAGTAAAAACACGGCTTTAGTGGTTGCGAAAACAAAGGAAGATGATACAGGAAAGGCAGAAGATGCGAGAAAACTGAATATACCTATTTTAGGAGTGGATGAGTTTATTCATAAATACGTAAATATATAAAAATAGCTGGTTACCAGTTATTATCGTTTCATTAAAAATATTTTAATGAAATGATAAGTTATGGTTATAGATTTTTATTCAAAATCATTTATAATTTCTATCTTATTATTCATAATAATAATTTGTATTATAGGGTGTATAATAATAGGATGCATAATTACTGCCTTTATTTTTTGTATGATTTGTAGTTATTTTATATATAAATATTTACGTATAAACATTAATGATAATTATATTTATCATTATGATTATACTGATAAAATAAAGGCATTATTAGAGAAATATGGAGACCATGTCATACACAAAATGTATTTAATACGAGAACCTATAACTAACATAATATATAATTTTATTAAAGTTATTACATTTTATAGATGTAATTATTCGTTTCCGTATCATACAGCACTTATGTGTGAAATTAATATGCCAAATAATATTAAAAAATACATATTTTTAGAGAAAAATAATTGCATTAATATTAATGAAAAATATAATATAAATGAAAAACAAGATATTAAGCGTATTAGCCTTTGTATAAAAAAGAGTAATCAAGGACAAAAAGCAGAAGCAGAAGAAGCAAGTAACAATATGAAAAATAAGAAAACAATTACATTAAATGATATTTTGAAACAAACACGAGAGAGAATAGGTGATGAAAATTTTTTTAATTGGCATATTTATAAGAATAACTGTCAACTTTTTACAAAAGAAATATTAATCACATTAAATAAATTTAATAAACAAAATAAACAATACATATTTCAAGATAAGTTATTAAAAACTGTGTTATTTCCTGAAATAACAATTCACATATTGAATTGTTTTATTAATTCATATAATATTATTCAAAAATATATATATTTTTAGGATTTTTTAGATTTTTAAAATTTTCTTCAAAGTATTCTAATACTAATACTAATTACTAATACTAATACAAATTATATAAATATAAATATATATTTATATTATTATTACTAATATGAGCACAGTTGATTATAATGTAGATAACTATACTATACCTGAATTATTAGCTATTTTAGGTATTGATATTGATTTATCTTCCAATTTAATTACTAATTCTGAGTTACAAAAGGCAATTAAAGAAATATCAACCATTACAAACAATTACATTTCTAAGTATGCTGGTTCGTCGGCTCCATTAACCAAGTTTTTCCAAAATATACAGACCAAATTACTACGATATACAAATAAATTGAGCCAACAAATAGAAAACGGTGAAATACCAGGAACAGATACAAATTTATCTGAATACAGTCCCAATGATGAACAAACTGATAATTGGTATCAGTTTCAAAATTTACCTCAAGATAACAGTGTTCAACGAGACAAAATAACAGATAGAAGACAAAAAATAGATATTTATGACAATAATCATGTTCCTATGAAACAAGAACAACTCGGTGTCAGCAACACAATTAATGTTCCTGTTGCGCAAGATTCTTTAAATCCCAATCTTAAAAATATCACTACACGATTTATTAATTTAGACAGCCAATTTAGACAAACTGGAAAAGGAACTCAGAGTCAGTCTACAGATTATACCCTTGATTTGTCTGACCCTTTAACAAATGTTCTAAGCTTACGTCTTTATTCTATTCAAATTCCTTTTACATGGTATGTGATTGATTATCAATACGGAAACACGTGTTTTTGGGTAACTAATGCCGGTATAAATTTTAGAATATTTGTTGAACCAGGGAATTATACTCCTGATACATTTTGTGTTGCATTAAATGCAGCCTTTACTACTCCGGCAAACTTTGCTCCACCATATGTTGACCATATAGGATATACGGGATTTGTTTATGGCGGAATTATAGTTCCAACCCCTAAAATTGTCACATATAATGCAAACAACGGCAAAATCACGATATGTTTAGATGGATGGAAAGACCCTGCAAATATACCAATTGTAACTATAGCAGTAGACGATACATTTGATTCCAGTAAAGATTCATACATTACATTTTTTGATTTCAATGGGTATTTAAATTGTCTTGGTAATGGCAATGGATGTACTGCATCAATGTCATTTAACAGTACCCTTGGTTGGCTAATGGGTTACCGATTACCGGTTATCGCATTATTGAAAACTCCGGGAAACACAGGCACCGCTGTATTAGATTTGTATGGTTCAAAATATTTCATCATTGTTTTAGATGATTACAATCAAAACCACATAAATAATGGTCTAATAAGCATTACTGAGTTGTCCACTAAACTATCTATGCCAAGCTATTACAATACTTCTATGCCGTATGTTTGCAATACAATAAATTCGCCCCTATTTTCATTAAACAACTTGGGCAGTTTGTCTGCTATTACTCCAGAACAAGCCGCTGCAGCAGGATTAGATTTAGAGACTTTAACTGGATTAATTCAAGAGAAATTGGATTCAACTTCCCCGAGTCAAATTATTCTACCGTCTGCACCACGAACCCTAACCCAAGCACAAATATACACTATTAATGAAATAATAAGAAACCGAGGCAAAACAACGAGTTATAAAGGTAAAGCGCCTACAAATTCCGACACATTTGCTCTGATACCTATCAAAAGAGGTGGGTTAAGTATAGGAGATATGTACACCGAATTTAGTGGGTCAATGCAGGATAACAAACGCATATATTTTGGTCCGGTTAATATTGATAGGTTACGGATTAGGTTGATAGATGATCGGGGATATGTGGTTGATTTACATGGCGTGGATTGGTGTATCACCATAATTAGCGAAAATTTATATCAATATTAGATCTTTTGTTTTATTTTTACAATATATAACAAATAAAATGATGTCATATTTGTCTGAATATGATTTGCCATTAATATTTGATTATTTAGGGTTATATGCTCCATTAATTCAGTTTTTTTCATCTTTATTTTTTTTGCGCAATAAGTTCATTTATTTAAGAGTTTATTTGTTCGGATTCGTATTCAATAATATTCTCAATTGGTTACTTAAACTCGCTATTAAAGAACCCAGACCGACGAAAGATGTCAAGGCATTAGAGATTGCAATTTATAACAGCGTTGACCGAATTGGATTTGATAAATTTGGAATGCCCTCAGGGCATGCACAGAATTGTGCCTTCAATTTAGCGTATATTTACATGACGTTAAATGACCCATTAATAACTGGTATATATTTAATATTGACATTTATATCTATGTATCAACGTTATTCATATTTTAATCATACGGCTTTACAATTAGCCGTTGGGTTTGCTATCGGAATAGCTGTAGGCTATGGATTTTATATAATAGGATATAAATATATTACAGGAAACATCAAACAACGACCAGATGATGATGCACCTAAATAAATAACGAATCTAAATAAATAACGAATCTAAATAAATAACGATGCAAAATAAAATATTACAATATATTAATATTAGATGCTTAGTAATACTGTTCTAACCATATTATTAGGGTCATTTGCTGGGCTTTTTGGAGGTGCCTTGGGACAATCTGGGGCTGAAGTCATGTTGCCAGGTCTTTTGATTTTAGGTATTGTTAGCAACTTCAAAACTGCAGCGGGGACAGTTTTGTTGACAATTTTACCACCGTTGTCTCTATTAGCCATTGTTGAATATTATAGAAGAGGACAAGTTAGAGTAGTAACGTCTATGATTCTGATGGTCGCATATTTCTTTGCAGCATATGCGGGTGCTTATGCTACCAGAAGTATATCTAATAGTCAATTGCAGTTTGTTTCCGCTATTTATTTTTTCGTAATTGGTGGATTCTTTTTGTGGAATTCGTATACGGGAACATATGGAGAAGAGGGTTATGCAAACATGTCCCATGGTACTGCTGTTAAACATATTGTTGAACATTTTCATGGTAATAAATCTAAATAAATAAGTGTTGATTTATTGTGTATTACACGAGTATATATATATATTATTTTTCTTGTTTATTTATTTTTCTTGTTTATTTATTTTTCTTGTTTATTTATTTTTCTTGTTTGTCGTCGTCGTTGTTGTTTACCATAATTATTTATATTTGGTAACGATTGTTTCTTTGCAGTTTTTATAAAATTATAAATAGATTTATCATTATTTTTATTTATATTTGCTTTATTTATAAATGGGTTTATAATTGAATCGTTAATTAATAATTCATTATAAACTTTTATAAAATCATCTAATTTTTCTGTTTTATATTCATTAATTGGCTCTCCTTTACTATTTTCTTTAAAAATACCTATTAATAAATTTAATTTTGCATAGTTTTTTGCATTTGATATCTTTTTTTTGTATTTGTTTATAAATGGTCTAATAGATTGATTTTTACCTATATTTTTTGGAAATTTAAATATTTTACTTGTAAATTTTTTAACCTTTTCTATTTTTTCTTTTTTTGTTTCTTCATTTTTTGCCCTTTTTGCTTCCAAAATATTTAATCGTTCAATTAATTCATCTGCTTCATTTTTAGCAATTACTAAATCTGCACGTTTTTGTGCTTGAAATAAATTGTATATTTCTCTAAATTCTCTAAATTTTTTCAAAAATTCTTCAAGTTGCTGTTGCTGTTGCAGTTGCTGTTGCTGTTGCTGTTGCTGTTGCTGCTGCTGTTGATATTTCTGTTGTGCTGCAGTTAATTCTGCAGCTAATTTAGTTGTCTTGTTAATTAAATAATTTTTAAACGCTGCTTGTCTTATTTGGCTTGAATTATTTTTTTTTGTATATTGTTTTAATAAAATTTCATATTGTATGTTTAAATTTGCTAACCTATTTCCGTCTCTTATTAGGTCATCTTTCAGGACTTTGTATTCATCTATATATCGCTTTAGTTCACGTATATTTTCTTGAATATGAATACTATTAATTGGTTTTCTAATATCAATAGCTACTTCTACTTTAGTTACAAGTCCTGCATAGGCTTTCTCATGGTCTGCTAATACGTTATCTATTTTTCTTTGCCTTAATCTATTTTGACGAATTTCTATTTCTAAAGCATTTTTACGTTGTTCTACCATTTGTATACCCGATAATTGAGGTGCTGCTACTACTCCTACTACTCCTTCTACTCCTGCTTCAGGTGCTGATGCTACAAGTGCTGATCCAGACGTTGATCCAGACGTTGATCCAGGTGCTGCTACAGATGCTGCTACAGGTGCTGCTACAGATGCTGCTACAGGTGCTGCTACAGATGCTGCTACAGGTGCTGCTACAAGTGCTGATCCAGGCGTTGATGCTGGTCCAAGTACTACAGGAGTTGATGCTGGTACTACTGCTGGAGATTCAATATCTTCTCTTAATATATCAACTCCTTTTTGTAATATTTTAATGCGGTCTTCAGCACTGGTTGAAGTATCATCAATATTTCTTTTTATTAAAGATAAGTCTATAGTCAATACGGGTACTTTTTTTGAACTTTCAACCCTTTTTTTAAGTATACTAATAAATTTTTTAGCATAATTTTGTTGGCTTTCATTATAAGGAATATTATCCAAATTAGGTTGTTTTGCCTTAAATTTGTTATGTAAACATTCTGTTTTATCGCTGTCATTTGCAGATGAACACGCTGATGACGGGTCTAATGGAGTATCTTGTGGACTTGGAGGTTCTGATGATTTTTCCTCTTCTGAACCTGCTGCAGCTGCTGCATCATGTTTCCTAACAAATTCGGATAAAAGTTTTTCGTCTTTTTGTTGACTTATTTCATTAATTTGTACACGAATTTGTGTAATTGCCCTAAAAGTATCATCTATTATTTCACGAATAGACTTAATAATTATTTTATTAATAATATCGGGAACTTTTTTAGTACGGGGTATGTGTAAAATATGATAATCGGAAAAAATGCTATCCATTATTTGATCTGCATTTAATTTATAATATTGTATTTGTTCAAAAAACATATTTATTTCTTCAATATCATTATCATCAAGTGGATTTTTTATAAGAATTGGTTCAATACTATTTATATTACTTTTGATTGTTTCTAAAATCTCATTTATTTTTTCTTGTTTTTCAAATATTTTCTGATATATTTCAGTGTTTTTTATATCAAAATTTTGCGTGTATTTTTCTATTAAAACATCAGATAAGTTTTTCTTAAATATTTGATTATTAGTTTCTAAAATTATTGTTAAAGTTTGTGTTATTTGATCTATTATTGGATCTATTACTTTACTTTCTATTTTTGTTCCAGTTTTGCGTTTTTGTTGTATTTGTTGTATTACTTTATTTTGTTTATCTTCAGAAACTTTATGTAAGCCATCATAGTCGGTTTTTGCATCATCTATTTCTGTCATAGAAGTAGTTGCTTTAATTTGTTCAATTAAACCATTAAGCAGTTGTATTTGAGTTTCTTCTAATTGTTTAAATACTTTAATTAAATTTAAAAGCTCAAACTTAATGGTTTGGTTAATAACTTTATTCGCCTCTGCAGTAATAGTAGTATATTTATTTTCACCCTCAGCTATTGGTTTCTTTTCTTCTACATTCTTACATGTAGCGTCTAACATTTGGAATACCTTAGTAGATAGTTCTTTACACCCCTTATTACTATCGGGATGATACAATAGTTTTGTTTTTTTATCTGAATAATTATCAGGACAAACAATTGTTCTATCACGATTAAAAATGATTGTCTTTATTTGATTACTGCATTTATTAAAACCTGTTTCAACAACGTCTTTTGCTTGTTGCTGTAAAAGACGTATTTCTTTTATTTCGTTAATAGTCGCCCCTCCTTTCATAATTTGTCTTTTTTTTTCGGTTTGTTTAATTAGTCGTCTATTATTATTCTTTTTGTTATGTTTTTTTATAGTTTTTTTCCCTTTCTTCATATATTATACGGCGAAATACTTTATACGGCGAAATACTTTATATGGCGAAATACTTTATATGGCGAAATACTTTATATGGTGAAATACTTTATACGGCGAAATACTTTATATGGTGAAATACTTTATATGGTGAAATACTTTATATGGTGAAATACTTTATACAACTATATTATATAAACTATTATATGTATCGTTTATCATTATCATTATTATTATTTTCTCTCTTAATCATCATTATAATAGTTTTAATTGCTCAATATTATAATTATAATTTATTTGAATCGTTTGAATCAGAACAAACAAATACAAATACAAACACAAATATAAAAAATATTATATTAATCGGTGACAGTATGCTAAATAATTCCGTCTACACTTTACAAAGCCAATCTATTCCTGTCTTAATTAGTAAACAATTAGAGAAAACTCCCGAAAAAACGTTATATAATTTAGCTAAAGATGGTGCGACAATTAGCGACTGTTCTAATCAATTAAATGAAATTCCGCCAAACTTGAATCTTAACAAAACCAATGTTTTTATTAGTGCCGGAGGCAATGATATCTTGAACAGTCGCCAACTAAATTCAGTTTCAGTTGACGAAATATTTAAAAAATATATGGAGCTAATTAAATCCATTAAAACAAAACTTAACAACTCAAATATCGTGTTGTTAAAATTATATTATCCTTTAAATTTCACTTATAAATCATTTCATACATTTATTAAACAATGGAATCAATTATTAGACGATAATAGCTCAGTTATTGGTTATAAATTGTTGCACACAGACACCATAATTGTTTCAAAAGAAGACATCGTATATGAAGTTGAACCATCGGTAAAAGGAGGGGATAAAATTGCAAAAGCAATTGTTGATTTTTAAGTTTATCTATTTATTTAACTCTATAATATATGAGCATTTGATACCCATTTAAAAAGTTCCATTCTAATGGAGACCCTGAAGCATTAGTGGAGCCTTCAAATCGCCAACTATAATTGGTGTTGATATTTTTTTTCCACTCCATATTAACTAACCGGTGGAAACTCATGCCATCATATGCCATTTCTTTTCTTTCACATGTTAATAATGACGAAAAATGTTGTCTCTCTGTGTCTCTTATAATACAACTATCTAACACATATTTTTTATTATTAACCGTAAAATGAGTAGGTTTGTTTGTTACTTCATTTGATTCTTCGTCAAAAAATTCCAATACAATTACATGTGGATTGGCTATTTGTTTTTTACGGATATTATTAGTTATCATTGTTTTCCACTCACGGGTTGCATCTGAAACAAACAATAAATTCAATGATTTGTTATTTAAATAGTATATTAAGCTGCCATAGTATCTAATTGGATTCCCTGCTTCTCTAATAGGAGTAATATAAGACAACTTTTCTTTATATGAATTGGGAATTGTCTCATATATTTCATTAATAATCGCATTTGTATCAATAACATAAGCAAAATCGTTACCGGTGAGACACGCATCAATCGCATAATTTAACAATGCAAACCCATTTCTGAGTTTATCTGGAACTGATTGACCATCTGCTTGCAACCCTTCAATCATCAATTGTCTAAAAAAGTGGAAGAATTTACGTCCTTTGTCACTAATAAAGAGAGAAACAAACATGGTGTTAAACCAGCAGTTACCGAGTGATTGAACTGGTGTGATTATTTTGGCAGGATTTACGTGCTTATTTGCTGCCAGATTTTTGAGCAAAAATTGTTTCGCTTTTGGTTCGTAATAAGGATAGCAATTATTAGCTACTTTTATTTTAATTGGTTCTTTCAAGAGAAACGCATTTTTAGTATTGCAGTCGGAAAGTGGTTCTCTCGTTGTTGATTTTAAAGACACTAATTCTTTGTTTATTGAAGGAGAATACGAATTTATTATAAATGATTCCGGAGTTATTGATGTTAGTTCCTTATTATTTGTCTTGTTTCCTTTTGTTAATTCCATATTTATTTGTTGACTGATTTCATCAATGGCTTTGGGTGTATTATTCGGTAACAATTTCATGATTTCTGTTAAACCTTTGCCTCTTTTATTTTTTTTTGTTTTAGTTTTATTTTTCCTTATTTTTCTCTTTATTTTTATTTTTATTGTTTTTGACATTATACTATAGAATAATATATTATAATATACTTTATCGTAACAAAATAATTCACAATTATTTGGATTTGCAATGAAAAACTTTGTTCCACCCCGAGTTATACTGTATTGCAAATAATCTAATTATTTGGCTGCATACATCGTAACAAAATATTTCGGTATTATTTGTATTACAATTAAAATCTTTGTACCGCACTGAGATACACTGCGTTACAAATAATCTAATTATTTGGCTGCATTTATCGTAATCGTAAAAAAAATTGCAAAGAAAAAAGTATTAGGATATATTATAATGTCTGGTTCTAACAATTTATACCTCGGTTCTGTTGCTAAAGTTGATGGTTCAGATATGACCATTATTGCTGGTAAACAATTGAAAGTTATTGATGCTCCTACAGGTAATACAAGTGTTGCTAATAAAAAATATATTGACGATGCAGTAAAGGTTGTTCAAGATTCAGTAAACCTTATTACTAAGGATTCTCTTGTAAGTTTTGATACATTATTGGAAATAAAAACTTTTGCTGATAGTATCGCAAGTACAGGTGCTACTGAGTTGACGACTGCGATAAATACTGAGCGAGCTGCTCGTATTGCTGATGTTGATGCTGAGGAGCAAGCTCGTATTGCTGCAGTTTCTGCTGAGGCGAATACTCGTTCTCTTGCTGATATTGCTGAGGCGAATACTCGTTCTAATGCCGATGCTACTGAATTAGCTGCTCGTGTGGCGGGGGATGCTAAATTAGACATGTTGTCGATTAAATTTTCAAAGAAGATACTATACACTTCTGCTTATGCTGCTTCATTGAGTAGTGTAACAACACCGTTAGAATTATGCAGTTATCTTTATGACAGCAATGAAGCAAATTTTGATGGCTGGAGAATGAGAAATAATGTGGCAAACAGTAAATTTACTTTATATATTAGTCCTTTCACTGGCTTAAAAGTTGGTGATGTAAAGGCAATGTATCTTGAATTGTGTGCTCCTTCTATTGTTTCTATGCCATTTATTACAATTTATACAAAGTCAAAGGGAAATAGTACTGATTATATTGACCCAGCTTATGGTTCTTCTTGGTACCGCAGTAAAAAAACATATATGCGCAATGATACTGATACATTAGTTGCAAAGTCTTATTATAATATGGTAGCAAAACTAGACGCAACTGTAGATACATTTAATCCTGCTTATTTTATACGCCATAATACTAAATTGGATATAACTGGTAATGGTACCAAAAATTTAGATAATATGTCGGATGATGATGAAATCCTGTATTTTACAATAGGCTCTGATAGTGGTTCATCTGTCGGAAATGTGGAGTGTATTATCAGTAAGTTTAAAATACAGCTTGCAACCGGTATTTATGAGTTTGTTTTTAGCAATGCAGATGTATTTACTGATTACATGAAACGAAAACAAGTTGAATTATGGAAATCATTCTTTGCAACATCTTCAACTGATGACCCATTTATGAATAACTATCAGATACCTGCTCGTACTACCTACTAATTACAGCGTCCGCCAATAATATAACTTAACTGAAATAAGTATTTAAAGAAATAACAATAATATAATATTTGCATAAATAATATTATATTAGTATATCAGTATATTAGTAAATGGGAGCCTCTATATTGCCTGTAACGATACATAAAGGTAAATTATATTTCCTCTTCGGTAAAGAGAGAGCGATTGATGAAAATCCAGGTTGGTCTGATTTCGGTGGTGGAACTGATAATAATGAGAGCTATTTGCAGACGGCTATAAGAGAAGGGGGTGAAGAACTAACAGGGTTTCTTGGTTCGGATACAGACATTAAACAATTGCTACAAAAACATGGAACATATGATGTAGATTATAAAAGCACTGGATACGGTATATTTAGAGTACATATATTTCCTATGAACTACGATGAATTTTTACCGCATTATTATAACAATAATCAGAGATTTTTACAGAAGCGATTGAATCCAAAGATAATCAGAGACAGCAAAATATTTGAAAAGGCTGAAATAAGATGGATTTGTATTGACGATTTTGCGAAAATGAAAAAGGAATTTCGTTCGTTTTATCAGAACATTGTTGATTTGATTTTAAATAAAAAAACCGAAATTAATACATTTATCAGAAAGTCTTTAAAGGCGACAACAGGACATGCAAAGGGAACAAAAAAACACGGTATAAACAAGACTTATAGTAACAAGAAAAGTAAAAAGAATCGTTAACTTTTTGGTTCCTTTTTAATCTTTCGTGTACCAATTTTAACTTTAACGCAACGTCCCGTTTTAGGGTTTAGTACCTTACCTGGAGGGCAGATTTTTGGTTCATTTACTGGTTCCTTTGGTTCCTTTTTAATTACAAGTTTACGAGTAGGAACCTTAGCCTTGACACACCGACCCGTTTTAGGGTTTATCACCTTGCCTGGAGGGCAGATTTTTGGTTCTTTTACTAATTCAATTGGTTCCTTTTTTATAACGGGTTTAACAACTTTAGCCTTGATGCAGCGACCTGTATCTGGGTTTAGCACCTTACCTGGAGGACATTCCTTGGTTATCTTCCGTAACTCTTGTTCTAATTCTTCCTTCCTTTCTTTTATTTCTTGCTTAATAGTTTTATCAGGTTTATATTTGATGCAACGATTAGTAACCGTGTTTAACACTTTGCCTGGAGGGCAAATTATTGAAGGTTTTTGAGTTTTTACAACTTGTAATGGTGGTGGAGTTGGTGGCGTATTTAATGGCGAATTAAAATCATCTACATATTTTTTGTATTTTTTAAGTAGTGCTATTTCTAATTGATTTTTTACATATCTCTTAATGGAAAGTACGGGAACTACGCTTTGTTTTTGTATTTGTTTCTGTGTATTTTGTAAATACTTTATTTTGTCATCTATTGCGTTTGGATTTGATGTTAATTCTATTTCAATACTTACAATCATTTTCATTTTTTTTACCACCAAAATACGTTCATCACGAGTTATTTTTTTAAGTTTTGCAATATCTATTTTGTTATCATCTAATAAAAATTTAAAATATTTGGATATTTTTTCATTGATAAATGTAGCATAACCTCTAATAATGTGTCTAAAATAAACTCCGGATGTATAAAATAGTGATTTTTTAAATGCTGCAGAAAATACGCTTTCTATTATTTGGCTACTTGTCATTTCCGGATTTTTTAAGCATAATTCTGTAAAAAACATACTCCATGCTACACAATACCCTCCGGATTCAATTTCTTCAAATTTAAATAGTTCTGAATCTTCTTCAAGACTCTGAAACCCCTTTAAACGAGGGCAAACACGAGTTGATTCTATTAGTTCAATAGGTTTTAAATCCTGTATTTGTGCTGGTGTTTTATGTTTTAATAATTCTATATTCACATATTCAATAAATAATTTCAAAAATAAATCTATTGATCTATTTAATTTTTCGTTACCGAATGATCCAGTTTTTCCATGAGGTTCAAAATGTTCAATATGATTAAACCTTTTGCGATAAATTAATACATTTGCATGACCATCTGTTTCTTCTCTATCTGGATAAAATAATGTTAGTCCTAAAGGTATAATAATAATATTTACACCATTATTAATACAATTTACTAATTTTGTTGACAAACTTTTTAAATAGCCGCTTATTTGTTCAAATTCTTCCTCAGAATAAATTTCTCTAATGAATAAATTTATACCAAATATTTCCCAAAAATCCCCATTTGATTCAGTTAAAAAACATGACGATTTATATTTTTTTAGAAGATATATGTAAAACATAGCCTCAATTGCAGTTGAACCTATAAATTCTGATACTTGTTCTATCCCTTTTTGAGTAAAACGATCCAACCTTTTTTTGATTTTTTGGTTAGTTTCTACTAATGTATATTCTTCCGGAAATTCCAATTTTATAGCAGGAGCCGCCATATAATATAACTGTATAATATCAAAAAAGTAAAAAAATGTTAAATTAATTTAACTTTTTCTTATTTTTCTTATTTTTACGTGTACCAATCTTAATATTAACGCATCGCCCCGTTTTAGGGTTCAAGACTTTATTAGGAGGGCATTCCTTTTTAGTTACAGATTTTACCTTAATGCAACGACCTGTATCAGGATTTAACACTTTACCTGGAGGGCATTCCTTGGTTATATTCCGTAATTCTTGTTGTAACGCTTCCCTTTTTGCCTTTAATACTTGTCTAATGGGTTTTTCAGGTTTAACTTTGACGCAACGGTTTGTTTTAGGGTTTAACACTTTGCCTGGAGGGCAAATTATTGGTTTTTTTTGAGTTTTTGTTTTTACAAGTGATAATGGTGTTACAGATTTTGGTGGTGTTACAGATGGTGTTACAGATGGAGGTGTTTGTAGAGGTGTTGAAAGAGGTGTTGAAAGAAATGATGCAGAAGATAATGGTGAATTAAAATCATTCATATGCTCTTTATATTTTTCAAGTGTTGATAATTCCGTTTTAGTTTTAATATAGTCAGGAATATCTAAATTTTCTCTAAAACGCATTTTATGTTGTAATAATTTCATTTTATCATCTAATGCGTTTGGATTTAGTGTTAATAGCATTTCAATATTTATAATTATTTTAAGTTCATCTTTTAACTTAGTTTGTTTAATATGATCCATTTTTTCAATGTCTGCTATATTTATTTTTTTATCAAATAAAAAACTAAAATATGTGGATATTTTTTCATTAATAAATGTAGTATAACCTCTAATAATGTGTCTAAAATAATCTTCAGTTGACATTTTAAACCATGCTGTGGAAAATACGCTTTCTATTATTTGACTACTTGTCATTTGCGGATTTTTTAAGCATAATTCTGTAAAAAACATACTCCATGCCGCACAATATCCTCCTGGTTCAACATCTACAATTTTAAGTATAGCTGATTCCTCTTCAACACTCTGAAACCCATTGATATAAGGACAAACCTGGCTTGATTCTATTAGTTCAATAGGTTTTAAATCCTGCATTTGTTCAGGTGTATTATGTTTAAATAATTCTACATTTACATATTCTACAAATAATCTCAAAAATAAATCTATTGAACTATTTAATTTTTCGTTACCAAATGACCCAGTTTTTCCATGAGGTTCAAAATGTTCAATATGATTAAACTGTTTGCGATAAATTAATACATTTGCATGACCACCTGGTTCTTCTTTATTAGGATAATATAAGGTTAGACCTAAAGGTATAATAATAATATTTACATTATTTTTAATACATTTCACTAATTTTGCGGCTAATCTTTCTAAATATTCATTTATGAAATCGGATTCGTCTTCCGAATAAAATTCTCTAATTTTTAAATTTATACCTAAAATTTCCCAAAAATCACCACTTTTTGGTTCTATTAAAAAACATGGGGATTTATATTTTTTTAAAAGATATAGATAAAACATAGCCTCAGTCGTTGTTGTACCTATAAATTCGGTTATTGTTTCTAATCCTTTTTTGCTTAAACGATTTATTTTTTTTTTAATTTTTTTGTTAGACTGTTCTAATGTATATTCTTCTGGAAATTCCAATTTTACAGCAGCAGCCGCCATATAATATAACTGTATAATATCAAAAAAGTAAAGGGAATTGTTAAATTAATTTAACTTTTTCTTATTTTTACGTGTACCAATCTTGACCTTAACACATCGCCCCGTTTTAGGGTTTATCATTTTATTAGGAGGGCATTCCTTTTTAGTTACAGATTTTACAACCTTAATTTTGATGCAGCGACCTGTATCTGGATTTAACACTTTACCTGGAGGGCATTCCTTGGTTATATTCCGTAATTCTTGTTCTAACGCTTCCTTTTTTGCTTTTAATACTTGTCTAATAGGTTTTTCAGGTTTAACTTTGACGCAACGGTTTGTTTTAGGGTTTAACACTTTGTTCGGAGGACAGATTTTAGGTTTTTTTTGTGTTTTTTGTTTTGTTTTTGGTGATGTTTTTGGTGATGTTTTTGGTGATGTTACAGATGATGATACAGATGATGATACAGATGATGATATAGATGATGATGGTGTATCTATTGGTGAATTAAAATCATTCATATGCTGTTTATATTGTTCAAGTGTTATTATTTCATTACTAATTTTAAAATGTTCACGAGCAACTAAATTTTCTCTATTATCAATTTTATCCTTTAATAATTTTATTTTATCATCTAATGCGTTTGGATTAAATGCTAATTCCATTTCAATATTTATAATTATTTTAAGTTTGTCTCTTAGCTTAGTTTGTTCAATAGGATTCATTTTTGTAATGTCTGCCATATATATTTTTTTATCTAATAAAAAACTAAAATAGCTGGAGATTTTTTCATTAATAAATGTAGCATAACCTCTAATAACGTATCTAAAATAATCTTCAATTGACATATTAAACCGTTCTTCGGAAAATACACTGCTCCATGCTGTGGAAAATACTTTGGTTATTATTTGGCTACTTGTCATTTGCGGATTTTTTAAGCATAATTCTGTAAAAAACATACTCCATGCCGCACAATATCCTTCTGTCTCAAGTTCTATAATTTTAAGTATACTTGAATCATCTTCTTCATATTGAAACCCTTTTAAATAAGGGCAAACCTGGCTTGATTCTATTAGTTCAACAGGTTTTAAATCCTGTAGTTGTGCTGGTGTTTTATTTTTAAATAATTCTATATTTACATACTCAACAAATATTTTTAGAAATAAATTTATTGATCTATTTAATTTTTCATTATCAAATAATCCAGTTTTTCCATGAGGTTCAAAATGTTCAATATGATTAAACTGTTTGCGATAAATTAATACATTTGCATGGCCATCTTCTGTTCCATCTGAAAAATATAAAGTTAGACCTAAAGGTATAATAATAATATTTACATCATTATTAATGCAATTTACTAATTTTACAGCTAATCTTTCTAAATATTCATTTATGAAATCGGATTCGTCTTCCGAATAAAATTCTCTAATTTTTAAATTTATACCTAATATTTCCCAAAAATAACCAGTTGTTGCTTCTATTAAAAAACACGGGGATTTATATTTTTTTAAAAGATATAGATAAAACATAGCCTCAATAAGTGATGCACCAATAAATTCGGTTATTGTTTCTAACCCTTTTTTGCTTAAACGATTTAATTTTCTTATTATTTTTTTGTTAGACTGCTCTAATGTATATTCTTCTGGAAATTCCAATTTTACTGCAGCCGCCTCCATTATATTATAATTGTATAATTTATATTATACTATTTTGGTATATGGTGTTTGGCATTGATGCATCAGTATGAAACAACTTTTTCGTATCAAATGTCCTAATAATATATATTTTTGCTCCACTTTTCTCAAAAGTGGAAAAGGGATGCCGGAATAATATATATTATAAAACAACTTAAAGAAGGGAAAGAAGGGGAGGAAGCGAACGTTGGGAACAGAAAGATTATATAATATTATACTAATATGGATTTACGGGAGTCTTTTTGGATAATGGTTGTATTAAGTTTCATTATTCAGTTCTTTATTATGAGTCTAATTATGACTAATTCGGTTGCCAATATTACCTTTAGTGTCGGGAAATTTTATATTTCGGTTATTATGGCTTTATTAATGGGTTTAATTGAAGTAATCATGTATGATTACCATATGCATCTCTTTAGCTTACCATATTATTTATCTTTAGCTATTGCATTATCTCTCTTTTTATATTTGTATAAGACGCAACAATATATTTTAGACGAAGATTATTTAAAGGAAATGATTGAACACCATTCCATGGCATTGCTTACAAGCGAAGAAATTTTACAGAAAACTAAATCAGAACGAGTAAGAAAATTGGCAGAAAATATTGTTAGCACGCAAGAAGCAGAAATCAACTATATGAAACAAATGTTGGCGAATATGTAGGGACTAAATTTATGGCTCTAAATTTATGGATCTAAAATAGTTATAGGCGGAACCTGTTGTTTTTCTTTCTCTGATTGCTCTACATATAATTTATATATTAACGATGATTTCTCTGTTGTTATTGTTATTGGCTCTATATAAATAACTTCTTCTCTGTTCATCATTTTATCTATAGCTGCTATAATTTCATTGTGATTTTTATGGCCTTTTGACAATAATGTTTGTACTGCTTCTAAGTAATAGCTATTATTGTAATACAATATTATTTGATTTATTATCTTCATTGTCTCATTTGTCTCAGCTAATAAATGAATATAACAATAAATATGCCGCCCTGTGAATGTATATTTATTTATTTTGTCTTCAATTGATACTTTGTAAATCATAATGGTTACAGTTTCTATTATAATTATATATTATTGTTTTGTATTAAAAATAACATGACAAATCATGTTATACTTAATAGTAAATGAATTCTGTATTAACGTGTTTAAATAACGACACCAGTGAAGTTTGTGTTCCGAGACATATTTCTAAATATGGAGTATATTCGTCTCATTTATTTTTAATAAATGCTATATTTAATTATTTATATAATTATAAAATATTAACTGTATTGGGATTACTATTGTATACTACTTCAGTACTACATTGGCGTAAAGTAAAACAATACGGGTTATATAAAACACTTGATGTTACTACTTGTGTAATTGTTGTTAATTACATATCATTTAATGATAGCCTTTATTTCCATTACAATCATAGACTGCTATGGTTGTTAGCTAAATTTCTTTGCATTGTTACTTATTTTATTAATAAATATATTGAAATGTATCAAATGACTGATATAAACAAAACGAATTATTTTTTAGTTAATGAACGTTATAGGTATTTTTCATTAAAATACACTATACCTGGTTCCCGACATCGGGAACTTGCACATTATTATTTAGTTTTTGTTCATATTTTATTTATCCATGTCCCTCTTGTATTTACATGTATAAACGGAGTTGTTAATACCCCTTTCCACTTTTTCCACTTTTAAGAAAAGTGGAGCAAAAATTCTACTTTTAAGAAAAGTGGAGCAAAATATATGGGTTTGGCACCACCTTTGTTAAAGGTGGTAGTGGAGCAAAAATATCGGTGATATAGTTTGGCGCAACCTTTGAAAAGGTTGCAGTTTGGCACCACCTTTTCAAAGGTGGTTAAAGGTGGTTAAAGGTGGTATTCGCTTCCTCATCCTCCAATACTACATTCGGCGGACTTTCCCACTCTGAATATGCTTTTGCCTTTGTAGTTGGTCTTTCTAATGCTAATAATTGTTTTAAAGCGACCATACGTCGTTCAAGTGGCTTCATTTTAGGCGGCAATTTACGTGTCAATTGTTTCCAACGCCATTCAAATTGCAACGCTGCCTGCCAATCTGGAAACCCAGATACATGTGCCGCCCGTATCCATGTGTCTCCTTTGGCTACCTTGATGCCAGTGGCATGCGCACCACCCTTTATTTCCTTGTTGTGTTGCCTTAAACGCCTATCTAAATCTACTGTAGCTCCAACATAAGTTGCATCTCTTAATGGTGTAGCTAATAATAAGTATACATATGACATAATATAGTATGTTATATGTATTTATCTTTATTTCTTTATTTCTTTATTATTTGTTATCATTTATTATCATTTATTATCATTTGTTATCATTTATTATCATTTATTATCAGTGTTATTTGTATTTATCAGTATTTAATTTAAGGCAAATCATTCAAAATACTAACATTAGCTTTCAATATTTCAACATTGTTATTAAGAGACAAATCATAAAGTCTTATATCTTTATCATAAAGTGTAAAATCTTTAGTATTAATACTGGGTGTTTGGATTTGTCCGAATGGGGTAATAATGAATCGGGGTGTTCCATCTGCGGCAAAAATTTCCATTGTATTTGATTGTTTAAATACTGTAAAATTCACTGGTATTTCTGATGTGGCATACAACATTTCAATAATGTTATTTAACCCATAATCGTCTATAGCTTTTATTTGTAAACTGAAATTATTTATTAATACATCATTTATTAACTGTGTCCATATAATGTTTCCAGATGCATCTAAATTCATATTTGCACGTGTTATATCATTAAAAGCATCATTATATTTGTCTTTAAATACATACGGAGGCATGGTTACTACAGACTTGTAAACTTTGGTTGGTTTAAAAATAATCTGCTGTATTGTTGTATGTTTTGGAAGATTTGTAAAATCTATATTAGATTGTTCATATTTTAATAAAACAATGTCACTTTCTTTCCTTACCGTATCATATCTCTTTACCATATCATAAATATTTATTTTTACACCCTTTGTAATAGATGAGTTTAACTCATATTCTCCGGTTGGGATAAAACTGTTGCCAATGATAAATTTCATATTATTATCTGGTTGTATATTTTGATTTTTAGTACTAAATATAGTTGTAAAAAAGTTGCTACTATCTTGTGTATAAGTTAATTTTAATTGTCCATTTAATGAAATTGAATCTAATTCAATAGATGAATAATATAAATTATCACTTGGTAAATTAATTAAATCACTTATTAATCCATCAAATATAACACCATTACCGTTAGGACCATTTGTTGTCGGCTCATTAATAAGACCATTTTTTGTTACTTCTGTAATTGTAACCGAAGAACCATTAATATTAAAGTGTACTGGTGGTACATTATTGGTAGCAACTCCATAATCTAACATTGATTTGGTACTGGGAGGTGTAAACGTAAATGTAATATTATTTACATTATCTTTTCCATTAAATGGTTTGTAATTAGAACCTAATTCATCTTGTACTATTGGGAAATATTGTGTTATTAATTTACTGGCATCATATACATTAGTTTTTGTTTCGTCTATTAAGAAATTCTTAACACCATCAATACCCATTTGTGTAGCTACAAGTTGTGGACTTGCTATAACAATGTATGTGTTTGAATTAGTTTTACTATTTTGATTAAGCTCTATTCTTAAAAAACCATCATCGTTAAATTTTGAACTATCTACTGTAAATCCAGCTATTGAGTCTTCATATGAAAATGTATCAATCTTAGTCCAATTATTGTCTATAATATTTGCAGGATTTCCAATATAATTATTATTATAATAAACATTCGTATCTGATTTGGTATAACTAAACTTATAAAAGTCTTCATTAATTACATTATTTAGTCTTAGCTTGACTGATTTTAATACTTGTCCATTTGGAAATGTGTATAATATATAATCTTTTAATGATACTACTGACGAAGTTTCATTTCTTTTAATTTCAATGGAGTCACTTGTAACCGATATAGGCATTGTGCGTGTGTTATTAGTTAACAATGATGCAGGTAACCGAGAAAATGATGGCGTTATTTTTACACCAATAGAACCAATTCCATTATCAAAATTAATTGTGTTTTGATAATTTTTATATATTCTTTCGGCGAAATTGGCCGTAAAATTATTACCAGCATTTATGGTGCATGAAACTAAATTATTGCGATTTATAATATAATTATATATTTTGTCAGCCGTTTGGTCATCTGTTCTATATCCTCTGTAAAAAGGGATTGATAATGTTTCAGTCAAGGCTTCTGTTCCTTCCTTAACGACATATTCCAATGATGAAATAAACTCAGGCACTATTGGTACACCTGTTGTAACAAGCTGAACACCTATTTTATCTGCATTTAATGAAAAATTTACATAATTTGATTGTTGTATATTATTATTATATTCAATTGTTATTCCATCTGAAATATCAATAATGTTATTATTATTGTCTGATAAAAATTTGATAGTAGGTTCATTTGTTTCAACATATTTATTAACCTTAAATATATTTGTTTTAACTTGTGCTATAACAATAGGATTAATAAATGTTACTCTTGTTAGCTCAAAAACGATAACAGGGATACCAATTGAATTATCTGTAATCGTAAATTGTGAATTATAATCCGCAAAATTTTGATTTTCTATATAGTATGTAACATTCACACTTAAATCTAATGGCATATCACTCACAGGTAAATTATTAGAAATATTTATAAAATATTTTGGGTCAAAATTATCTATAAAATTATTTTGGGGTAGGTTATTAATGTTATATTTGTAACCTGTAACCTGAGCAGTTGTAGTACCATATTCTATAAATAATGGTGTAAAATATTCTGGCTTATTAATAACTAAAATATTATTTGTTCCATCTATAACAATACTTGCACTAATTGAATAATCATTTGTATTATCAGTATCATTCAAATCTGCTATTACACTAACTGCATTTGTTCCCAAATATGGTTCTAAATTAAGAATAGGTCTTCCTATATCAGCCCAAACTGTATAACTATTATCCTCATTTTGATTTCTATATTGGATAGAACAATTTAAAGATGTAACACCGCTTCTTGTTATAGCAAAATTTAATTCGGGAGTAATACTTATATCGTTATTTAATTTTACAATATAACTTGTTTGATATGTAGTAGGTTCAGGTGCAGTTAATAATGATAAATTTATTGTACTTGCAGGAGTTGACGTGCTACCTTGAAATGCTGTATAACTGCTATTATTTGCACCAATACTAATTGTTACAGTATTTTCATAAATATAATATGTTGTATAAGTTGATTTTAATAATGGCGTTCTGCATGCTAAATTTGTAGTGCCTGATAAATTAAATGAAAATGTCGCATAGTATGTCATAACTCTTGTATTTTTTACTATTTTATATGTTGTGCCTCTATTACCTAATACACGTGAGCCTTCATTTGAATATGTATTTACATCACTTATCTGAGTTTTTATAATGTTGGTTTGTGGTATTGTGTATGTTGTTATATTATTATATAAAATATTAATAACATCATAATAAATAAGTGGTGTTGATACTGTTGAATATGAAAATTTAATGTCTCTAACTCTATTGTTGTTACAAATATCTGTAGATTCATTAAATGATGGAAAATAATTGGCATCTGAAAATGTAGTTACATCAGTTGTTATAAAATATTGATTTCCTGAAACCGGTTGTTTATAGCCTAATACCCATGAATTGGGGGTTTGTCCTCCATAATTGTTTAAAGAATCATTATCATATACAACTAAGCTATTGTATCCAACACCGCCAGTTCCACTTGATACAAAATTTAAATCACTTATTTTTTTGGGAACAATTTTAAAACGCAACTCATATTGTTCTTTTAAAATACTAATATCACCAGTTATATCAACATAAATATTTGCATTTATTGGCTGAGATACAAGTGGGTCATAATTATCTAATGCATATATTTTATTACCATTTAAATCATTTGTTAATACATTTAAAGGGTTTATTTTTATTAATAGAATTTCATCATCTGAAGAATTAATAACCGATGAAGTAATTTCTGAAATTATAGTGTCACTGTTACTCATGTATAACGACGTATAGTTATTTACTGCAAATGCTCCATATTGACCTTCATCTGTAGGAATAATTATATTTTTGATTTCATACTCAATAACTAAATTATTTCTTAATTCATCTGTGAAATTTATGGATTCATAATCCACATTTATTTTAGTAAATATATTAGCTGTTTGGTCTGTAATTGTAACACGTTGGTCTATAGGCATAATCTCTAATTTTATTTCACCATTTGTATTATATTCTGTATTCCCTAACTTTTCACCATTACTTGTTAGTTCAAATAAATTGTTATTTGCAATATATGCAGTAGTTGTTGATGCCGGATTATGAGTTATTGTCATAGGATTTTGCGTTAAATTAACAGTTATTGGGATATTAGGATCAATTATATTTTTCATAAACTGTATATTGTCAATCATTGTAGAATTATCTATTGTGAATAAACTGGTATCAATAGAATTTGTAAATTTGATTCCATTATTGGGGTCAATTGTATGAACTTTTATTTGAAAACTATTATTGGGAGAAGTATCATTAAATATGGTATTATAATAATTTAAATTAGTATTTGGATTAATTAGTGTTGATACATTAGTATTAACATCATCGTTAGCATTACCTATAAAAAAAGTATTGTCAGTGAAAAAATCAACATTATTATTTGATAGATCAATAAAAGCTTCTATTATATTTATTCTGTAGCTACCAAAAGAACTTATATCCATTTTTGATGCATTAGTTATAACTGAAATGTTATTATTATTTGGTGAAGATAAATAGGCTCCAGCTATATCATTTAGTTCTAATTTATTTGTAGTTGAGTTTTGTGTATAGAACTTATTTAATGCACTCATATTTCCTAAAGCATAATTATTGTTAAAATCTGTATCTTCTCCAAATGTAAGCAAACTATTATTGGTTACGTTATATAACTTGCTATTAATAGCCTTTGATAATAATATATAATCCGATGTACTATCAAAAGTAGCAGTTACAGTATTATCTACAGAATTGCATGATTCGTCATTATTATTTTCTACCTTAATTAGTAAGTTTGTATCAAAAATTGGACTATTGTCTATGGCTAATTGTATTGTAGTTGTTATATTATTTACAATGTTATTGAAATTATTTGTTCCTATTGTAACTGTATATAATTGGTCATCATTAGGGTTTGTGCTAACTTCTTGCTGCAAATAATTGGATGATATGCAAAATGTTGTTGGATTAGTAATTGAACAATTTGGATCTTCCAAACTTAAATGTTTTTCATATTCTACAGTTTCAAAAACAACACCGGTTGACTGATAACGGATGTCGTCTTGACTTGATATTGTGGTATCGTCTAATTGTCTTAATAAATTGTTTAAACAAATGTCAGTTTCTAAAATTATATCTGAAGAAGGTGTTTCCAATTGATAATATTTTCTCATTTTACTGTTATTTTCTGATTTATACGTTAATGGAAATGATACTGACATTATTATAAATTATACGTATAAAAAAATATATTAATATAATAATTTAGTCATACTCTAATTAATTTAATTTTATTCTAAATATTTAGACTAAAATTAATTTCATATTTAATTGATATAATGATATAAATAATATTATATTATTCTATAATGAACCCTATAAATTTTCAGTCTAATTCTAATATACGCAGATTGCAACAACAGCAACAGCAACATCAACAGCAACAGCAACAAATACTATTAAAATATAAATTGAAACAAAACGAAATAAATAGAATACAAAATCAATTACGAAATCAACAACAACAACAACAACAAACATCCGTAAATAATTCTATTACAACTATTAATAACAATAATGATACCAATAACGATAATTCTCAAAAATTAGCAGCCATTAAAAGTAAAATAATGACTGATTACAGTAATTTATATAAAACAAAATAAAAATAAAAATATATATACATATTTTATATGTCGTTTACATTTAATTCAAGATTTGGTAAATTAAAAATGGGTAGCACATCAAGTCTTAGTGAGTTAGATACAACTTCAAGTCTTAATTTTGCATCATTAAAATTAACAAGTGGTTTGTTTTTGAATTATGATGGTGCTGGTGTTGGTATATTGCATACTGATAGCGCTGGTTCAGTAACCAGTGGACTATTGGTTACTAATGATATAGCAAATTTAGCAGTAACTTCTGATAAATTGGCCAATAATATTTTTTTAAAAGGTGTTCCCACTACTACGACAGCAAATGCCGATACTAATACAACCCAAATAGCTACTACTGCATTCGTCAAAACTGCCATTTCCGATATATTAGGTAGTGCTCCTGCTACATTAGATACTCTTAGAGAATTATCAGCTGCATTAGGCAATAATGCAGATTTTGCCACTGCTGTTACTGATTCAATTGCCACTAAGGTATCGTTAAATGGTGACGAATCAATTAATGGAACTAAAACATTTACATCTTTACCTATTTTACCTTTGCTATCTACAGTTGGTGTTCTCCATAATAATTCTGATGGTATTCTATCTACTGATTTAATTCAGACAGCTGATATTGCTGATACGGCTGTTACTTTTTCTAAATTAGCTACAAACTTAGTTTTACCGTTTAATACCACATTAGAACCGTTAGAGGAGGGAGATGCTTATGGTCAGCAATCACTTGTTACCTTGGGATTATTAACGTCTAACAAACAATTACCTTCATCTTCTGGATTTTTTCATATAACTCAATCTGATACTACAATTGGTCCAAATGAAATTCCTATATACACATTACGTGCTAATATCAAATATATCCTTGAAACTTTTGCTAAAATTTATTTACCTCCTATAACTCATGAAGGTATGTACTTTTCTATTACAAATAAAAGTGGACAAATTATTAATGTTTCTACACGAATGCCTGAAACAGATGAAACGTCTGGTGTAAACATGTATAGTTATTTTGTTGCCCCTGATGGAGACGATGAATTTGAAGTAGGTAATAATTGTACTCTTGATGTTATTTCTCAAATAACAAATAGCGTTGATGTTATTTCTCAAATAACAAATACTGAATCATCTTGGCAAGCCAGATTTTTTTAATCATTATTAAATGTTAACCTGATTATAAATAATTATAAATATTTTATTATAATTATTTAATTACGATTTTATTGATTTTTATTCAATTATACTACTTAACGAGTGGGTGTAAAATTAGTATTGTAATATGGGTTATTCCCAGAAGCACTATCGGGGTCAGCAAATAAGAATGTATAGAGATCAGCTAATCTGTTTCTAATAACAGCCTCAGCAGAACGGGCATTAGATAATTCAGCAGCGAGGTTTGTAGTGAGAACCGCCTCGGCAGAACGGGCATTGGATACTTCAGAAGCGAGGTTTGTTGTGAGAAGAACCTCTGCAGCTGTAGCACGAGATGCTTCAGAAGTAATTAATGTTTCAATAGAAATCTTAGCGCTTGAGAGGGATGAAGTAAGAACTGCCTCGGCGGAACGGGCATTTGATACTTCAGAAGCGAGGTTTGTTGTGAGAAGAACCTCTGCAGCTGTGGCACGAGATGCTTCAGAAGTAATTAATGTTTCAATAGAAGTCTTAGCGCTTGAGAGGGATGAAGTAAGAACTCCCTCTGCAGAACGGGCATTTGATACTTCAGCAGCGAGGTTTGTTGTGAGAAGAACCTCTGCAGCTGTAGCACGAGATGCTTCCGTAGTAATTAATGTTTCAATGGAAGTCTTTGCGCTTGAGAGGGCTGAAGTAAGAACTCCCTCTGCAGAACGGGCATTTGATACTTCAGCAGCGAGGTCTGATCTAAGAACTGCCTCTGCAGAACGGGCAGTTACTGCTTCACCTGCTACGTTACCAGAGGCAGTACTTGATAGTGAATTTAACGTACCACGTAAGTCACTATCCATACTTTGAAAGGCAGTAACAATTTCTGAAAGTGAATCAAGCGCTTCCGTAGTTGTACTGCCTAAAATTGTATTTGTAGCAGCCGTAATATCGGATACTGTTGCAACATTAGACCCCTTATAATTTAAGGTACTTGTACCGAAATCAAACGTAGCACCATTTTTAACATCAACAACCGCACCGGAATTAATAGTCATCAATGAACCGGCAACATTAATTTTAGAACCCAAAAAGACTTTCGACATATTATAATATACTGTATTATAAAAAAATAAACAAAATATTTTATTGTTTTATTGTTTTATTGTTTTACTAATTCAAGTTAAAATTACCTTGAATTATGTACACTTTAATAAAAATAAACGCATTTAAATAATTAATTCCTAAATATTATGTCACTTTTGTATTATTATTTGTATTTTTATACTATGTAAACTAATTATATATATCAGTCCATTACTGGTGCTGAATAAATAAAATAATTAAGAAATCATGATTTATGTATTATAGTAGAACAGTTATGTTGTCGTTTTTATTACGAATATGCTGTTAAATAATATATTATAAAATAATTTAAAGGTAAATAGCAGTCAATACTATGGATAAAGTAGATTATTCAAATACATTAATTTATAAAATTTATTGTAATGACGCTACAATTTCGGATTTATACGTTGGTCACACAGTTAACTTTATGCAAAGAAAACTTGCACATAAATATTATTGCAATAATGACAAAATAAACAACAAATTATACAATACAATTAGACAAAATGGCGGCTGGGATAATTGGAAAATGGATATTGTTGGGTTTTATAACTGTGCTAACTTACATGAGGCTAAAATTAAAGAACAAGAGTTTTTTATATCACTAAACGGAACATTGAATAGCATTGAACCTATATCTTCAAAACCCGTTAAAACACATGTTGCTAAAACTGTTGTTGACGCTGATACGGTGGCAGCTGATGCTGTTGAAATGAGTAATAATTTATTACCGTATAAATTTCATTGCGAATGTTGTGACTATAATACAAGTAAGAATTCTGATTATGAGAAACATATGTTAACAAATAAACATGTATTAAGACACGCTAAATTTTTGCATGATAAAAATATACAACAATTATCTGAAAGTGTCAAAGAAATACCAGAATTAATTGATGCATATGCATGTACATGTGGGAAAACCTTTAAATATCATTCAGGTTTATGGAGACATAAAAAAACATGCACATTTATACCAAATGAACTATTACCGAATAACGAATTGTCTAATAGAGAACTATTAATAATGCTAATAAATGACAATAGGGAAATTAAGAAAAATATTATAGAACAAAATAATACAATAATAACATTAATGTCAAATTTTCAACAAATAAATTAATCTCATTTGTTTCTTTAAGTTGTTTTATAAAATATATTATTTCAGAATCGGAGTTTGTTTCTTTAAGTTAAAAAATGAATAATATATATAATTCGACATATTTTTTCCCAAAAGTAAAAAGGGAAATGGATTTTGGACATTTTTAAAAATGTCCAAAATTGAAAAGTCAAATAAAGTCTTGGAAATACGTGTTTTTTTCAGCATGACGCAGCATAATGCTCTAAATTTTATTTTTGAGTGAAAAAAAGTGTTATGATAAAAAATTATATATTTTCGGAAAAAAAATGGTTTAAAGATTAATATTGGGGTAATATATGGATAATCCGACTACAGTATTCCCAAATTCTCCCTATAAATTTGAGTGTAAAACTTGTGACTTTAATACATGTAATAAAAAGGACTGGAAAAGACATATTGTTACGAAGAAACACATTACTAATACCGATATTTGTCCAAATACCCCAAAACAAACCTTTATTTGTAACTGTGGAAAAATATATAAACACTCATCTTCACTATGTCTTCACAAAAAAACATGTACATTTATATTGAAACTACCAGATAATGAGTTAATTGATAATAGCTCAACTAATAATGACTTGTCAGGTAAAGAGTTAATAATGATGTTAATAAATGAAAACAAAGAGTTTAAGCAAATCATTATAGAACAAAACAAGACAATATTAGAGATAACAAAAAATGCAACTACTCCAACAAATAACAATACTACAAATAATAATATAACAAATACAAATTCTCATAATAAAACATTTAATTTGCAGTTTTTCTTGAATGAGCAATGTAAGGATGCACTGAATATCACTGAATTCGTTAGTTCCATTAAGATGCAAATTACTGATTTGGAAACAACAGGGAGACGTGGTTATGTGGAAGGTGTTTCCAGAATTATTAATAAAAATTTGAAAGAATTAGATATGTTTAAGAGACCGATTCATTGCAGTGATTTAAAGAGAGAAACCCTTTACATAAAGAATGACAATGAATGGAAAAAGGAAAACGATGATAAACCACTTTTAACAAGGGCAATAAAACAAGTGGCAAATGAAAATATTAGACAAATAGGTGAATGGAAAAAGGAGCATCCTGACTGCACTGATTCAACTTCACGGCAAAATGATTTGTATCTAAAGATAGTGTCAAATGCCATGTCAGGTGGAACAAGTGAGGAACAGAGTAAAAACTATGAGAAAATCATAAGTAACATAGCAAAGGAGGTGGTAATAGACAAATAACATGTTTCTCTCATTGTTTTGTTTTGAAAAGGTAAAATATAATAAAAATAATAAGTGCAACAAATAAAATGAATAATGACTAACGTTTTGAAACAGAGAAATATAATGTAAATAATAATTTACATGATATGATAAAAGTTAAGTAAAATGTTAAGGTTTAGTAGTTTTAGTTCGTTTACTTCTTTCAGTAGAAACAACACTATTAGTAGGAATTGTAATTTCGGATAGGGTAAGTTGTTCAGGAGGAGACAAATCCGTTTCCTCTTTATTTTTAGGGTTAGATTTGCAGTTTCGCATATGTGCACCTAAACTGGCTTTATTTTTCCCAGACCAAGTATTACATAGACTGCATTTAAAATCATAATCATTTTCAATGTTACCTATTTTAATGAACATTTTTTTTAATCTGGGAAGCTGAATATCTTCCATTTTATCAATAAGTTGTTTAGTAACTAATTTAATGGTGTCAATCATTTGTAATTTTTGAGTAATAAATGATCTATATTCTTCAATAATTTCATCCATAACTTCTTTATCAATAGAATATTTATCATTAGTAGTGGTATCAATGATTTGCAATTTCAAAGCAAGGTTATCAATAATGTCAACAGCAATTTTAATTTTATCAATATTGTATTCAGCATTAGGAATATATATATGTATTAATCCATTAATAATATCAATTTGGAAATTATGTTTAAATGTGATGGGACTTTTTTGAGAAATAAAGATGCCGTGAATTTTTTGGATTTGAAGGTCTCTTTCAAATTTTTTAACCTCTTCAGTAGGAGATGATCTTGAATAATCTTTATTTTCAAATAAAATGGAAGGTTTATTTTTATCCATTCGGTTGACTTTGTAATCACAAGAGGCAGTATCGGTGCTAACTTTTACAATTTCATCAGAGGGAAACACATTTTGTAACAAATAATATAATTCAGCTTCAGAAACATTGCCTTTAATACTGGAATTATTTTTGTATTTATTTAAAAAGTCATTTAATTCAGTGGTTAATTTTTGTTGCGTAGTGTGTTGCGCATTTAAATGGTCTTTAACATTTTGGATTCCAGTGTTGGTTCTCTCTTCACTGGATTGAAGAAATGAAAAAATAGGTTGTTGAATTGTGGTAATCATTTTAGAAAACTGTGTGTCAATATTTTCAATAACTGTTTCAATAGGAGTGTCATTTTGTTCTTTAACGTTAAATAATTTGGTCATATCTTGTGTAACATTGTAACAAAATGATTTAATACAATTTTCTATTTGTAAGTAATTTTTGTCTTGTGACTTAGGAATAACATCATTAATAATCAATGTGGTTTTAGTGACAAGCGCATCGTTATTCTTTTCAATAATTGAATTAATTTTTTCATTATTAGTTAAGCTATTGTTAAGTAACACTGTTTTGATATCTTCAATATATTCTTTTTTAGATTCATGAAATTTGATAATAATATCACTTTTAATTGCATTAAGATTAGAATGAATATCAGAAACCATAGAGAGAATTTTGGAATTAATAGTTGAATTAACAGTTTCAGAAAGATTACTGGATAAACTTTTAAGTATATTAATAAAAATATGATTCATTGTAACGATATCTAAGTTAGAGTTGTCTCTATAATAAGAAAGAATTGTCTCATCAGTAATAATAATTGGATTCATTATATAAATATTATAATATATTATATCTATATAATTTACGCTAAATATATTATAATTTTACGAAATATTTAGAAGTAAAATATAAATTTGTTCTAAATATATTCTAAATTTGTTTTTATTTTAGAGTAAATTATTTCAATGAATAAATTTAGAAGTAAATTTGTTGTAAATTTAGAGAAAATTTGGTTCTAAATTGTGTTTTTCATGTAGCATATTATGCTCTCAATTTTTAGTCACAGTTTGAAACTTTTGTGACCATATATGCTCTCAGAAATAATGGACTCTG